AGTTGATGGTTGTTTAATTCATAAAGTTAAAGATACAAACAATATGGTTGGTATTGACCTTGGAGTCAAAGACTTCGTTATCACCTCAGAAAGTGAGGTTTTTGAAAACCTACACTTTAAGAAGTCTGAGTATAAGAAAATCAAGAAACTTCAAAGACAACTTTCTAAAAAGAAAGTTGGTTCTAACAACAGAAACAAAGCAAGAAAGAAACTTGCAAAAGTATATAAAACTATAACTGATCGTAAATCAAACTATTTACATAAAGTAAGTAATTCATTAATTGATGAAAACCAAGTCATTTGTATGGAGGACTTAAATGTAAAAGGAATGATTAAAAATCATAAACTTTCAGATTCAATATCTGAACTAAACTTTGGTGAGTTTAGAAGAATACTTGAATACAAGAGTATATGGTATAACAGACGATTAGTTTTCGTTGATAGATTTTATCCTTCATCTAAGAGATGTAATCATTGTGGTTATATAAATAAGTCACTTAAACTAAGTGATAGACAATGGATTTGTCCAAACTGTGGTTCTATTATAGAACGTGACTATAATGCATCATTAAACATATTAGAAGAAGGTCAAAGAATAATAGGTTGCCGTACAACCAAATTCACGCTTGTGGACTACCCAACTATGGATCAAGGAAGTGATTCCCCTAAAAAGTAGTGGTAGGTTGAAACAAGAAGTTAAAAGTGAACAAGTTTAATTTTGTTCAGATTTTAATATACGGTTGTCCTAAATATGTAGGTGGTAATTTTGGTATCAGTTCAAATAAATTATTAAAACAAATTGATGATTTTCCTGAATATGTTGGTGGACATATCGACATATCTTACAATGATTTAGATAGTCTTGAGGGATTACCTGAAGAAGTAAAAGGTGACATTATTTTAATAGGAACTAATGTTAGGTCATTTAAGGGATTACCAAAAAAGATAGGTGGTTGTATCAAAATAAGTAATTCAACAACATTGGATGGTAAAAAAGTTGATAAAAACGACATAATTGAAGAAAACCCTCACTTAAAACCCTCAGATATAAAAGTTTATGAAATTAACTAATGAAAACAATATTAGATAGAAAATCATTCCTAAAAGAAGCATTGTGGAAAGGTGTAATTGACCGTTCCAAAAACAACATAGATAGAAAAGAAGATATTTTAGGTCAACATAAATTTACAGATAGAAATGGTGTCACTCACGAACATGGTATCTTAGCTAACCCTGAAAATGACTTGTGTGAAACAGTAGCTAAGGTTATTTACTATTATGTGAAAAAAGGTGAGAATGTGGTTGACCTAAACTTAATTGACATGAGTGAAATAACATCAATAGACTGGTTATTCAAAAACACTATTGAAGAATTGGAAGAAACTTATAATATGTTAAAACGTGACATCTTCAAATTAAAAATGGATGCTTCCGGTTGGGATATGTCATCTTTAACTGATGTTGATTATGGATTTTGTGGATTGTGGACTAAGATAGGTGCTGAAAAATGGAATGTTTCTGAAGATTGTAATGTTAAGTTACATGATTTTATGACATCACCTTATATGTCAGAACCTCCTGCTTGGTGTAAATTTAGAATGTCAGACTGGATTGCTATGACCACAGAATATTCTTCAGATGCAGAGTGGGGTGAAGATGATGAAAGAAGTGAGAAATTAGGTAAACCTTGTTATTGGGTTATACTTCAAAATCACTTTGACCTCCAATATTTACCTGATTTCATTACTATTAGAGAGATTAATGGTAAAAAATGTACAGGTGATTTAATTGGAGATGTTACTGAACTTAAATCCATCAGAAGATTACCTAAAGTTTTCAAAGATGACCACAGAGTTATATTAAGGATTTGTCTTAAAAATATTGAAGATGAATATGTAGATTTACCTGCTAATATACATGAACTAATACCTGATTTCAGAGATAATGATATAGACATTAAAAAATTACCAAGAAAACTCGATTGTGGTATTACATTCAAAGATGAAAGTCAAATTTGTGGTTATATTCAAGAGGTTGTTGGTAATGTTGATGTAATTGATTTACCTTTAAGTAGTTTACATAAATTACCTGATATTATACATGGCAGACTTTTATTGAAAGATATTACATCATTACACAACCTTAGAGGATTTCCTGTTAAAGTAAATAATTTGATAATAAATAATGTAACAAACTTAGATTCTTTTGATGGTTGTTGTCGTGAATTAAGTGGTGATTTAATATTGAAAAAATTACCAAATATACTTAATTTATTAGACCTACCCAAGAAAGTAAAAGGTGATGTTGAAATTGAAGATTTGTTTATACATGAATTATATGACTTCCCTGAAACAGAAGGAAATGTAATCTTGACAAATATGAAGGGTATAGATAGTTTTGAAGGATTTCCAGAACATTTATATAATAACCTACATATCCAACACTGTAATATCAAATCTATCAAAGGATTTCCAAAACAAGTCGATGGACAAATTTACTTCTATGACACAAAATTAAATGGACACCCTATTACGATTGATGATATTTTAGAAGTTAGTCCTGAATTAAACAAAGCAAATATTGACATACAATGAGAAAACCAATATTAGATAGACAATCATTCCTAAAAGAAGCATTGTGGAAAGGTGTAATTGACCGTTCCAAAAATGACACTGTTAGAGAAGAAGATGCTATGGGACACCATAAATTTACTGACAATAATGGTGTTCATCACAATCATGGTGTATTGCCTGAGAATAGAAATGAATTGGTAGAGTTTATTGTCCAAATCACACTTAAACATTTGGATGATGAAAAAATTGACTTAAATGACATAGATACAAGTAAATTGAAAAGTATTGCTTATGTCTTCCAAAAGGTATTTTCTGATTTGAATTATGGACATAGTATCAGAAAACCTAAACTGGATTCTCTTGTCTTTGATACATCTGGTTGGGATATTTCAAATGTTGGTGCCTTAGAATTTGCATTTTATGATGTGAACCATGATATAGGTGCAGATAATTGGAAAGTTAGTCCTGATATGTCAATGGAGTATGGTGATTTCAAATTCAGTCCATACTATCAAGACCACCTACCCAAATGGTATAAATTTGATATTGAAGACTGGGCAACATCAAACACCAAATCAAGACAAGCGGTTGAATGGGGTGATGATGATGAACGAACAAAAGAATTGGGATATAAGTGTTATTGGGTTAAATATTATGATCACTGTACTTTTTATGATATTCCCGACAATGTGCGAATTTTAGATATTAATGGTTCAAAATTCGATACTCCATCACCTACTGTTGATATTGAAAATCTTAAAACTCTTAAAAACTTCCCAAAGTCATTCAATCCAAAATCAAACATCTTCTTAAAAATTAACCTTGATAAATTCGAGGATGACCATTTTGATGTACCTAAAGGAATAAAATACCTACACCCAAAAGATACAAATGATATTAAAAAACTTCCTACGATTATAGATTGCAGTATCATACTATCACCTAAACAACTTGGTCATATCATCGAAGTAAAAGGTGATGTTCAACTTAGAGATGGTGTAACAACTTTGTCCGGAATACCTAAGAAAATTGGTGGTGGTCTAAACATTCATAATGGTCTAATTACTGACCTTACTGGTTGTCCATCTAAAATCGGTGGTACATTAGAATTATATGGATGTGAACAACTTAAAACCCTAAAGGGAGCACCTAATGAAGTTGGTGGTAGTGTCATGATTAAAGTAACAAAACCAATAAATTTTGAATATCTACCAAAAATAATAGGTAATGATGAAATAATAATAACTTCATATAGTGGTGAAAACTTTATGGGACTACCTGAAGAAATCGGAACACTGTCATTAAAATGGTGTAGAATAAACTCTCTTGAAGGTCTACCAAAACACATAGACAATCTTACAATAGAACAAGTAAGATTAAATGGTGAAGAAGTTAGGACAAAAGATGTGTTAGTAGTGTCACCTGAAATTGATAAAAGAAGTATTGATATAAGAAATTAAAAAAGGGAACGAAAAAAATCGTTCCCTTTAATTTTACCACAATCCTGATTCAAATCCCATTCCAAAATCAATAGGTGAATATCCCATCGCTGTCACAATTCGATTAATCGGTCCCAACACCAACAAATCAAACATTCTACCCATGTCTATATCAATATCACTGGCTAAGTCCATTGGGAATAAACCCGCAGGATAACTAAAGGCTTCACATTGGGCAAGTGACATTATGTTTGTATATACTTCATAAGGTTTACCGGAAGTAGGTCTAATCAATTCAGTTTCATTATTCAACAACTTATACTGTTCTGGGTTTCTAAGATAGTCACTTACTTTTACCTGACTTTCCAGTTTCCAATAAGTATATCGTTTTGTTGGTTTGATATAGACAACACAAAGTTTATCACTATCTACCAAGACCGAATATTTTTTCTTGTATTTTTCATTATTATTCAACATATAGTTATACAAGGCCGCTCCCTGAACAGTTACCATTGATTTAGGTCTTAGTTCTATTTCGTTGGTATCATTCATCACATACTGTTCATACTTGTTCATACCCTTATTAACACTAATTGTATCAACATTTTGTAACATAAACTGTTTTCGGACTTTTGATACTTCCTTAGCAAAGTTATCAAATACAAAGTTTTCCTCTTTGAAAATCCATGTAACAAGGTCTGTCAGTTGTTTTTTAACCCAAGGTGAACTTGATGTTTGGGCGATTTCCACACCAGTTGCTTTAATCTTAGAACAACTATCATAATACACATTCGGTTCAGCCCATGTTACATTCTTGATATATTTCTTCTTAGCCAACCAAATACCAGCTTCATTATATGCTTCCAATTCAAAGTCAAGAATGTTAGGTGTTTGGTTATCCTCAGCATATTTCTCATGTATCTTTTTGAGGAAGTCATGCATGAATACTCTATCTAATGTCAAACAAAACTCACGACCAGCAGGTTCAATTTCATCAATCTCAAACTCATATTTATCAGTGTCAATCTTATCAACTTCAAAATAAGACTGAGCATCTTCTAATGTGGGATAACCACCCTGAGATACATACATGAATGATTTCAAATCTGTGGCTTTCTCAATTTTTGTCAATCGCCAGACATTGTGGTCAAACCAATCAGTCACATTAATGATTTGTTCATAAGAAGCATAAATACTGTCAGTGTCAATATAAACACTGATATTCTGTTTAATTGGGTTCTCATCCGAAATTTTGATTCCCATTTTTTTGTGGGTTTTTGTGTCTTTTTGCCAAACTTTCTGAGCCCACTTATTCATCAAAACTTCCGCGTTCAAGATTACGTTCTTACCTTGCTTAGTAACTGACTCTGCGATGTTCTTATTATAAAAGTAGAACCCTGAGAACCCAAAGGCACCATATATTGAATTGATTAGAATCTTACTTGACATCTGATAGTTATTGTAAATGTCAGCTTGTGTTGCACAGTAACCAATTATCTTTTCAACTTTTTTTCGTGTTTCTTCTGTCATCTTTCAAATTTTGTTTAAACCTGTTTTTATTTTTTCAATATCAACTTTTCTCAATATCACAACATTATTATCTAACATACATTGATGTTTCAATTCATATATATCATCCATAGTCCTATCATATGGATTTATCATTTTATCACCTTCAAAGAATTGATCACCTTTTACTTCATATAATTTACCTTCTATTAAAAAGTCCGGTTGATAAATTTTCTCCTTTCCTTTATAGTAGTATTTGAATTGTATGTTAGGTTGATATTCAAAATTTAAGTTGTGATTGATACAATATTGATAAACTATAACTTCCCAACCAGAATCAAAAGTTAATCCATTATATTCAACTCGTTTATGGTGATACTTAGCATAGTCATTTGTCTGTGTGATATTCTCCGCACCATATCTCTCTAAACAAGTTTTCTTTATCTTTTTAACAATTTCTGGTATTTTAGTGATGTATTCAGTTCCATATCTTTCTTTTATCACTTTCTTAGCTTGTTTTTGAATTTCCTTTACTGAGAATGGTGAAGATGATTGTAATTTCTCACCATATTTCTCAGATAAAGTATTCAACCTTTTTTCTTTAATTTCATCACCTTTGAACTTATAAATGTTTAGTAATGATTTAGAACATGATTTCTGGATTTTCTCTCTCACTTCATTATCATTATTTGAACATTTCCTCGAACAGTATTTTGAGTAACTGTTATTGTGAAATTTTAGTGATTGTCCACAGGTTTTACATACAGGTGGAATTTCAATATGATTTACTAACCTATATAAACTCTCTCTTAAATATTCTTTATCTTTGATTGAGAGTGAATTGTTATCATATCTATTAACCACATATGTATAAAACCCATGACTTTTAAGAACTGATTCTAAACATCTTTGGGGGATAAGTTTACCTTTTGGAGCGATATAACTTAATACAACATCATCATTCAATATTGTCAAGTCCATTTTTTACAAGGTAGTCATTTATTTCCTCATCACTTGCCCCATTATGTAACATATCTTTCAAGTCATACATATTTTGAGTATATTTGAATGATGTTTTCTTATATGACTTACGTTTGAAATATAGGTCAGTGATGATTTTTTTTAGATTACCATCCTCTTTTTCATAGACCGCACCAGAAGCACAGACAATATATCCTTTATCTCTCCATTCCTGTTTAAGTTGTTCATCATCTTCTGGCAACATCTTAACCAAAGTCTCAGGTCCGATGTTGAACTGACGCATAATGGAAGGATACAGAGAACTATAATCATTACAGGTACAATACTTATGTAATCCGGGAACTGGTTGTTTTACAAAGGCTCCCGCATATTTCTCACCCTCACTTTTCTTTTTAGGGTTTGGATCCACAGCAAGGACTTTATTCTCAGCATGAAATCTTGAACGTAGTAGGTTTTCAGGAATATATGTTGTAGAGAAACAATCCATGGCTTTAATTCCACCCATCCAAGCTGTTGTTAGACCACAAGTGAGAGCATTACATTTCTCATGGATTAATTTTACCAAACAACAGTCAATGGCGTTATAGTACACATATTTCTCAAAGTTATTCTCCAACATATCATCAAGACTTTCCGCATGTTGAACTTTCTTAATACCACATATCTTTTCACCTATGGTATCAAGTTTATAGTTTTCATTTGTGTTCCAAGTCCATTTTTTGTAAGCTTTGAGATAATCGACCAAACCTACGTGTTGAGGTCTGTCATATTGTCCTGTCATTTTTCGTGAAGGTGATGACATGGTAACATCAATATCAAGATTCTTCGCACGATTATATAGGTATCGCCAGTCATAATCTTCAAAATTCCACCCTGTCATCAAAGCCATTTTAGGAACAAGGATTTTGAAAAAGAAATGTAACATATCATACTCTCTTTCAAAATACTTAAACACAAACTTAAAATGTCTGTTTACTTGTGAGAAGTGTTCATCAATGCGTTTTTGAATACCACTAATTTCTTTTGATGTAAGATTATAACCACCAGACAATACCATTACAGTATCATTGGGACAACAAATACCAATGACAGTTACAGGTTTATTAGGTTTTTCGGGGTTAGGTTTACCATCCTGAAGTTTGTTTTCAATATCAATAAAAAACATTTCAGGTAGGTTGTAGGAGAAAATTTCATTCTTGATTTCCTCATCATAAGAATCAAGAATTTCATAAAGACGGTACCGATTGAGTTTTTCTTTCTTCCAATCGATCTTGTGTTTGTAAACGGGTTGTCCATTCCAGTTCTTCATTGTGGTTGATTTTTCATCACCTTTACTTTTAGGTGCGGTCAACCACAAATACTGTTCTCGTTCGGGAATGTTGAACACCTTAATGTGGGTTTTCCCATCTTCTCCCCAATAACTTACTTGGAGAGTTTTGTCATCTTGAAATACATCTAGTAACATATTAATAAAATAATTTTAGGAGTCAGTTTAGAAGCTGACTATTTTGTCATAAACATAACAAATGTATCATCAAATTTTTTTGTTATGTTTATTACAAATCGTTTTTAGTTACAAATGCAAGATTGGTATGATGAATATACAGATAATGAAGAAGTAAAAGAAAAGAAAGTCTTACTTGACGAAAATGGTAATGATGTATATAAAAAGAAGTCAAGTGAGAAAACTGTTGAAGAAAGAATTAAAACTTCACGTTCATTAAAAATAAAACACAATAAATGGAATCAGGTAGATTACACAGATGATTATAATGATGATAAAATTGTAATCGACCCTAAAAATTGTCAGTTTAACTCAACCTATGAAGATGTTGAATTTGAGAATAGATTTCATGAGATAATAAAAAACTCTAAATACAAACCTATTTTATTAGGTGATGAAAAGGTGTCTATAAATTATCAAGTAATAAATGATATGGTAATTTATATATATGCCAGAATGAAACGGGATTATTCTCTCACACAGATTTTTGTTTTAATTTGTGAATATTGTGGAGTTGGAATTCAAGCAATGTGGAAAAGACTTAGTTCATATCTACAAATGCAAATTTTAATCGAGTTGAAAGAAACAAGTAAACTCCCAAATGAATTTTTAGAAAATAATGTTAAACTTTTTTAATTTTTTTAATTATGTTAGAAAATAATGTTAAGTATTTCCAAGTGACTGTAAAACTTCAAGAAGAAACTGATAAAACTGACCGTGCTGGTAATCCTAAACTACGTAAATGGAATGAAGTATGGGTAGTTGATTCTAAAACTTCCGAAGAAGCTAATAAAAAAGTCCAAGAAGAATATGAGGGTTCTATTGCTGATTGGCGTATTGCCTCAGTGAAAGAAACAAATATCATTGGTATCCTTTAAAAATGTTGTAATTATGTGAAAAAGGTCATCAAAAAATGATGACCTTTTTTTATGTATTTTCCACCAATACTTTATCACTATAATTTGTGTCAACAGTCACAAACTCTGCTACATTGTATTGTACATTAAGCCAATCAGTTGAACCGAATTTCCGATAATACATAGTTTTCTCAGCATTGTCATAATAATAAGTTACCTCTTTTTTATTATTTGTATCAACTTTTATTAATAAATAATCACTATCAATAGTATATACTTCAGAAGTATTATTATTCAATAAAACTCTTGTTTTTGTTCCACCATATGTTCCCTTAGCAATGGTGACATTAGTTATATAATTTGTAATTGACATTTCTGTTGAGTTAGACAAACCAACATATGATACACCATCCTTAAACTCACAATTTGTAACATAATCAAGTAATACATAGTCACATTCACTCCCATTTCCTACAATATTAGGATTTTGTGTGGAAGATGTTATTGTTGAAATAAAACCTTTAACATATCCCAAACAACAATTCAAACAACCATTACCAAATACATTATTATCACAATACTTTCCCATTGAATTATAAGAAGATGTATTACCAAATGAATTATTATGACAATATGAAGATAATTGATTATATGATGAATTATTACCAAATGTATTGTTGTAACATCCACTATTCATTACATTTTTTATACAATAAATACCAAATGTGTTGTTGTAACTACTACCCTGTAATGTATTTTCTCGACAATAAGTACCAAATGTATTGTTGTTACCGTTAATGATATTTTTATAACATGATATATCAAAATGATTAAATGAACCTGTGACTTCATTATATGTACAATATCCATTAAAATAATTTAATGTAGAAGATTCATTTAAAATATTTCCAATACAACCATTACCAAAATTATTCTGGTGACATTCACGATTTAGGGTATTAGATTGACAACCTACTCCAAATCTATTTTTAGAACCATATTTTACAATATTTTGTTTACATCCATTATCAAATTGGTTATTAACTCCAATACCTGTACTATTATCAATATATACTTCATTTTTTTCACAACAATCTCCAAATGTGTTACAATTACTAGTAACTATATTATTACAACAGTATACACCAAGTGAATTTCGATATCCATATATATTATTTGAAATACATCTATCACCTAATAAATTCGGACCTTGTTTAATATCATTACCTGTACAAAAATTACCAAGTGAAACATTCATACAACATAAAGTATTATTACGACAATTATTTTTTAATGTATTATATCTTGTTTGAACTGTTATATATGTATGATAAGTTAATGTATTATTTGAACAAGAACCTCCAAATGTATTAAGGTCACACATATCTTCAAATGTATTATTCAAACAATAATCACCAAGTTCATTATAATGACAATAATTACCAAATGTATTTCCATAACAATTATTTCCAAAATGATTTGATATGTCACAACCTCCAAATATATTATCATGACAATCAATACCAAAACTATTATCACAACAATCATTTCCAAGAATATTATTATAACAACCTACATCAAAAAAATTATTCTGACATGATGTTCCACCAATAAATATACAATTTAACCGTTGTTGTTGAGATGATGTAGTAATAATATCATCATTTGTAATTGTACTATAAAGTGGTTTTATTACATTATTTTTTATTGTTGAACTAAATTCATCTTCTGTGGTTCCAGTAAATGTAAATTCATCATTTATCACAAGACTTTTGAAATCATATGGACAATCATTACCATGTTCATCTATCATTCGATATATAACACCAGTATTAAAGGGATTATCTACCCAGTCAAACCTTTCAGTATCATTATCTAAACAATACCAAATCTTCCACTTTGAACAATTTTCAATTACCCCCCCCCCAATTTCATTTTCATTTTCAATAACTCTACCTTCCTCAGATAATTGATTTTTACTTATTGCCTCAACAATGACATCAAAACCTAAATACCTTTGTCCTAAATTAATAGGTCCAATTACACTATCATATATAAGAGTATTATCCTGTTCCCAGTTTTTATTAAAATCAGTTATTTGGTATTCTTTACCGGGGATTAGTTGGTTTTCATCTCTGAGTTTAACCAATTCATCATACGTGATTTTTATAATGTCATGTATCCTTTCTTTATTATATGGTCTCATTATTATATATTTTATTATATTGTTGTTGTTGTTGTCTTCATATAAGCTATATCTTCATTTTCATAATACATTGATATAATCTTTAATTCATTTGGGTCAAATTCTTTATAAAATTGTTGTTCATAATAATTAGGGTCTGGTATGTTAATAATAAGATAATCACCGTTTATTGTATATTTTGGTTTACCATCTGTACTATTATAAGTTAGTGTTCCACCATGAATACCTCTATGCACAACAATATTACCAGTGTGTGTCGCTGGAAAATACAACCCGACATATGATACACCATCTTCAAAACATACATTTGACATATTTGAAAATGTTGTTACTGATACACCTGAACTATATCCTACAACATTAGGATTTACACTTCCACTTGATGATGTTGAAGTAACGTAACCTAAACAACAATTAGAACAACCATTACCGAATGTATTATTATAACATTTTGTACCAATTCGATTACAATATGATCCATTTCCAAATGTATTATAACAAGAATATGTTCCTCCAATATAATTGTAATAACAGTCATTACCGAATTTATTATATGTACTATTTTTGTTAATATAATTGTAACAACAACCATTACCGAATTTATTATACGATGAATTTATCAAATTGTTATTACATAATGAACCAAATATATTTCCATTACCATATATTTTATTAAGACCACAACCAGTGTTCAAAATATTATAATTGTTTTTACTTGAAGATGTCCCGATAGTATTTGCAGAACTATAATTTTTAAGTATATTATAATCACCGTATATTGTATTTGCACTAGAACTATTATATAAATAATTTGATTTTCCACTTATAATATTGCTACTACAATTATTATTTAAAACATTATAGTTATCGGTAATATTGTTGGACACACCACAATTACCAATTTTATTATAACTTGAACTTATATAATTTCCTGAACAGTTTGAACCAAGTATATTTTCATCACCATATATTGCATTATTACTACAAATAATGTTCAAAATATTACCATTGTTTTTACTTGAAGATGTCCCGATAGTATTTGTAGAACTATAATTTTTAAGTATATTATAATCACCGTATATTGTATTTGCAATAGAACCAGTATATAAATAATTTGAATTTCCAGTTATAATATCGTTCATACAATAATTATCTAAAATATTATAACTTCCAGAGACTCCAATTTGATAACATCTTGACACAAAGACATTAGAGTTTCCTGTTATGGTATTTCTATAACAATAAATACCTAAAGTATTATATGAACCAGATATGGTCATAGTTTCATTTGACATTACCCCACAATTATCTCCAAGTACATTTGAATATCCAGTTATGTTAATCCCACCACAATACTTACCTATTTTATTTCCATACCCAGAAATCGTTATTCTACAACATCCACTATCAATAAAATTATCATAACTATTTTTGTTAGCAAAACGAAATTGACACAATCTTTGTTGTAGTACAGTTTTACTATCATCATTTGTTATAGTTGAATATGTTGGTTTTACAACATTATTATATATTGTTGGATACCAGTTGACTGAGTCTGTATAATAAAAAACTAGTGCAACATCATCATCATAAGTAAATGCTATATTCCTAAAATCAAAAGGTAAATCATTTCCATATTCATCTATCATTCGATATATGACACCTGCTGGGGAAATAGATGCCCAGTCAAATCTATATTCATCACTATCTAAACAATACCAAATTTTCCAAGCAGAATAATTTATAGATGATGTTGAAGTTTGTTTTTTCTCAACTCGGGCTTCCTCAGATAATTCATTACAATCAATCGCTTTAACTATTATATCAAATTCAACATCTGAATTACCATAGATGGTTGTTGATGAAGAAGTTTGATAAAATGTAAAATCTGTTGAATCATAATATCCAAAATTAGTTATTCTATATTCTTTACCGGGGATTAGTTGACTGTTATTTCTAAGGTTTTTTAATTGTTTATATGTTACTTCTATTATATCATGTATTCTTTCCTCCTTATATTTACTCATATTTTTGATTTATTATGTATCCATATTTTTACAGTATTTATATAAAAATTATTACAAAAATTATATGTTTTGTAACATATTTTGAGTAAACATCCGACAAAAAAAAAAGGTTTACAGAATTTTGTAAACCTTTTAAATTTTATTTTGTAGATGTACTTAATGTATTAAGTGTGGTACTATAACCCAGTTTATATACATATTTTGGAGTTGTTGGATCATAAAATACATCAACAGAAGTACCTCTTGCAATAGAAGATATGAAACTAACTAAATTAAGATGTAGAAAACTTGAATTTAATGTATAGTTAACAATTCCTGAAGAATATTTTGTTTTTGATCCACCATGAACACCTTGATGTATAACTATACCACTCATATAAGTTGAAGTTGAACCCCCATAAGATCCGAAACCTACATATGACACACCATCTTTAAATTCACATTCTGATGTATAATTCCACCAGTTTTTACTTATACCAGAGTTATATCCTGCAACATTAGGATTTGTGACATTAGTACCACTACTAGAATTTATAGAACCCAAACAATTATTAACACATCCATTTCCAAATTTATTGTTAAAACAATAATTTCCCATTGAATTATAAGAAGCATTATTACCAAATGAATTATAACGATTTATAGTTTCCATATAATTATATACACATTCGTGACCAAATGAATTTCCTTGACAAGAATCACCCATGTAGTTATATTGACAATTACTACCATATGAATTATTTTGACAATATTCTCCAAAAACATTATATGAAAAACTATTACCACATATATTATTAGTAAAATATTTACCAAATGTATTCCCTTTACATTGATTACCTATAATATTCATGGTAAAATATGATGTTTCTATTTTATTCTGATAAAAATAGTTACCTATAGTGTTTGTATAAAAACTACCATCTTTACAACAAGTATTTTCACAACAGTTTGAACCAAACTTATTGGTAAAACTTCCAGCACCAAATGTATTAGAACTACACATTGATTCAAATGAATTACCATAGCAAGTATCACCAAATGTATTAGAATTACAAGCATTACCAAATGTATTTCCATAACAATTTTTTCCAAAGACATTACTTACACATCTTGAACCTAATGTATTACGTTGACAGTTTTGATTAAAAAAATTTCCACCACTATTTATACCTATATGATTGTGGTTACACCCACCATATGTTGTAACGTTCGCATTTCCATTATTATATCCTAAATTATTAGAATAACAACCATTTTCAAGTGTATTATCACTTCCATTTATATAGTTAGTCCAACAATTTTCACCAAGATGATTATCACAACCTATTATATATGCAGTACCAGAATTTGCACCTAAATAATTATTTTTTGAACCAACTGTATTATTATTTGAATCCACATAATTGTACATATAAATCCCACTATTATTATTTTCAATTATGTTAAAGTTACACAACGATTCCAATGATATGTTGTAACAATTATTACCAAATTTATTACGAGAACCACCTATCGTGTTTTCACCACTACTACCACATGAATTATCAAATGTGTTGTCATCACCAGTAACTGTATTATTGACACAATTATTACCAAATTTATTACGAGAACCACCTATCGTATTCTTTTTACTACTACTGCCACATGAATTACCAAATAAGTTGTCATTACCAGTAACTGTATTATAACAACAACAATTACCAAATGAGTTTGTACAACCACTAATTGTATTATTACTACATTCATTTCCTAATAAATTCCCATACTTACTAACATTATTTGAACGACAATTCTGTCCAAATATATTATCATATGATGAAACAGTATTTGACACACAAGTATCACCAAATGAATTTCTATAACTTGTTACATTATTACTGGCACACTCATTTCCAAATGAATTGGCATTATTACTAACAGTATTTTGAGAACAGGCATTTTTAAATGAATTATTTGAACCTGTTATTTCATTTAAATAACAACCATTACCAAATGAATTTTGACTTGAAGTAGAATTTAATTTATTATTATAACAATAATTACCAAATGAATTATGACTACCAGTTATAGAATAACTCGATGTTGAACCGGAATAACAAAAATTACCAAATGAGTTATTATTACCAGTAACCTTAAGTGTATAACAATAACTCCCAAATGAATTTCTATATCCACTTATGTTTAATGAATAACAACGTTCTCCGATATTATTTAAATAACTACTAGAACTTAATGTCAATCCATAACATCCATCACCAATTTTATTTTCATAACAACTACTATTTAATGTAGTGGTTGTTGTTCCATTATAACACATATTACCAAATGAATTACCATAACAGTTTGAACTTAGTGTAATATAACCACACTGTATTCCAAATGAATTGAGATATGCACCAGTTAATGTATTATTAAGACATTGATTACCAAATTCATTACCATATGTAGCATAAGATGAATTAGATTTTAATGTATTATCATGACAACCACTACCAAATTTATTATAGCACACTTGTTTTGCAGTATATCCATTTATTGATAATGTATTATTATAACAATATGTTCCAAAAGTATTCGCGATACAACTATTTGATAGTGTATTATCATGACAATCATCACCAAAAATATTATCAACACAACTATCTCCAAGTGTGTTTGAATAACATGATACTCCAAAACTATTTTTTGAACATCCAGTACCAAGAGTATTATCATGACATAAATTTCCAAATGAATTGTTATTACAAGATGAACTCAATGTAATATTATAACAGCCAACACCAAATGTATTATTAAAACATTCAGTAGTATCAGTTACTGATTTACCACAATTAATATTATAACATCCGGTATCAAAAAAATTACCATGAATATCATCACCATATAAAGATATACAATTCAATCTCTGTTGTGTATTAGATGTCATATCATCATTTGTAATTCCACTATATAATGGTTTTATAACATTATTATAAATTGGGCCTTCATTATATGAGTAGAATGTTTGTTTTCCATAATTAAATACCAAACTTTTAAAATCATATGGTGCCTCATTACCATATTCATCTATCATTTGATATATAACACCAGTTTTACACATTAGACTTGCCCAGTCGAATCGGAGAGCATCATTATCTAAACAAAATCTAAGTTTCCAAGCATCATAATCTGCATCAAGAACATCTTCACAACCAGACTTAACACACGCTCTGGCTTCTTCTGATAATGTATCTGTGGAAATTGCATGGACTATAACATTAAATGGTGTTGTTATCCAATTCGTAGTTAATGTATTACTACTACCTAGAATACTATCTTTCCATACATATGACTGACCTGTATTCTTATACCCAAAATCGGATATAATATAATCTTTACCTTGGATGAGTTTACCTTCATCCCTAAGTGTTACCAATTCGGAGTATGTCACTTTTAATTTATCATGAATACTCCCTTCTAAATATTTCCCCATATTTTAATTAAATTTATATTTTATTATATGGGGAATATATAAAAAAATTCCCCACATTATCATGTAAAATTTTGATTTTACTTTTACATAAATAACTTAGGGAAATAATAAAGTGACTTCATGTGTGGTTCTCAACATATGAAGAAAGGTCTTTTAATGGCTTATAGACCTTTGAGGGTGTGATAAAGTCTGGTAAACTTTATGACATTAAACCATAGGAAATTTGATTATTTTCTATTTTCCTTTCACATATTGAAGGAGGTCTATGTTCGATGCATAGTCCTCTTTTTTTATATTTATGGTAAACTTCATAAATACTATATAATTGACAAAATCTAAAATGATTAAAATAAGAAAATTCTCTGAGTTTATAAATGAAGCTAAGTCGGTTCAAGAGATTGTAAAAGATTTAGCACGACATTTATCATTTGACAAGGATGTTATAAAATATCTTAACACATCCAGAAGTAAACGTGAGATTGGTTGGAGAGAGTTATTACAATCAAAGTTACATGGTGATAATTTAGAGTATGTCACTTATATCACCAAGAACATGGTTGCTGACTATAACCCACAAATTACAGGTCCGGTTTCATTCAAAAGTAATGGTGAAGAAGATTTTGATAATACGACTGTTGTGGATACTTCAAGATTCAATGAAATGGATCCTGATGAAAAGATTGATGACTTAAACCGTCGACTTACAGGTGTTGAAAATGTATTAGGTATTGACCCTGATGATGAAGATACATTAGACAAAGCCATGAAAATATCTAAAGACCTCGGATTTGAAACAATAGAAGATGAGGATGATGAAGATGATGAAAAAGAAGAAGAAGAATAAATGTCAGACTATAACCAAAAATATAATAAAGATGATGTCTTTATCAGAAACATGATAGTGTGTTTACTTGCTGAGTTAAACAAGAAGATATATTATTATAATCGAATAGATAATGACACTGTTGAAAAGGTAGATGTTCCATGTCTATATTCAATTACAGGTGCTGAGAGATTTCTAAAAGATGAATTTTACTATGATGCACTTAAAATGGGTAAGGCATATGGTGATTATGAAAAGGTTCCGAGATGTATGGTAAATTTAACGGGACTAAGTATAAACACTGGTGAACAGACCAATAAATATAATCGCACGAAAATAGTTAGAAGTGTTAGGAACAAGTTGAGGACTTTGTATCTCAATGTTGATTTTATACCCGTTACCCTAAGTTTTGAATGTAAGGTAATCTGTGCTAACAATATTGAATTATTTAAGTTATCTGAGTGTATTATTTCAAAGATATATAAGAACCCCAATTTTTTCAAGGTAGATTTTGGGATGTTTAATGTGGATGCATCTTTATCTGTTCCCGCTGATTACACACATGAATTACCACAAGAATTTGGTTTTAGTGATAAGAAGGAATTTTCAACATCATTTTCAGTTGAGATGAAATCATTTCTCCCTGCTTTTGAATGGGGATTATTGATGTGTGAGATTGATGAGATGTTAGAAAAAATACCTGATGATTATTCTGGTATTGTTGAATTTAGACCTAATGAATATGGTGAGATGGAAATGAGATGTGGCGGTGTATTTGAAACATTTAGAATTTCACAGTATCATTCTACTATAAATGATGCGACATTAAAATCTAACACCCACAAATCACCAATGTTAGCAAGAACTCCGGATGAATTGAAAAAGAAAGATGATGAAGAGATTCTAATGGACAGAAAATATGTGACTAAGTAAGTTTCACATAAATATCTTAACATGAGAGAAATAAACAAATGATTAGTTTACAAAATATATTAGGAACAAAAGGACAGGAATTTCTGGACAATCTTCTAAATAAGGAAGTAATTGTCACAGAAAAGTTAAATGCTTCCACTTTGTCATTTCAGAAAAAACAAACTTCTGAAATGGACTTAAATAGAAAACTGACTTTTTACAAGGGTTCCGGAACAAATAAAAAGGAAATTACAATCGCAGATAGGGTTATGACAACTTTTTATGCGACTGGTATGCAGTATCTAAATAATCTCAGTAAATTAACTATGGATAGGATACCTGCTAACTGGACATTTGTGTGTAAGTATTTTCCAAGTCATCAACCCAGTTTTATTAATTATTCTGTAATTCCTAAAAATAACTTGGTATTATCTTATATTATCACATCAGGGGGAACTCGATTAGAAGATGTTGATGATTTGAGAAACTGGGCTGAGATGTTTGATATCGCTTGTCAAGAACCTGTTTATAGAGGTTATCTTACCGAATACCAAAAAGAAAGACTATTGGGCTATATAAAAGACAATAGTAGTAATAAAGAGTCATTCTCTAAATTTATTATCACATTGTTGAACACATCATTAACACATTCACTTTATCAAGATGATGGATTTGATGCTCCTATTGATGGATTTGTATTTAAGTTTATTTCTGATGATGGTATAACAAAACCATTGTCAGCTAAGTTGATTGATCCTTATATGTCTAATTTGATACTTAAAAAACAATCATATAAGAGTTACAAGGATAATACGGATGTGTTATTATCTGATTTCTCTGTTTTCATGTCTGGTCAGGATATGGATAGTATTATATTAAAAGGTGAAAGTGAATCGGATAGATATTTGGAACTGTTTTATAGACTTTTTAACAGATACATCAAATATAAGAAAACACAATTAGAAGATTTTGATATTGACACAAATGAAGTTGTCAAAGAAAGTATAGATGTAGATTTTGATATTGACATGGACAAAATATCAAATGAAACAACAAAGAAAATACTAAAAGAAAATCCTGAATATAAGTCTATCTTCAAAGCTCTACTTGGTAGTTTTAAGACAAAGAAACCCGAAGACTACAAATCATTAGTTATGTCACCGGGTGTTGTTAGACTTTTTAATGATGTTGTTGACAAAATAAATGCAAAAACAACACAAGCAGATGATGAACAAGACCTATCATTCAGTTCATACTTAAATACTATCCACAAAAAGACCATTAAGGATTTGGATATAAACAATGCACCTGATGTAGTTCAAAAGAATAATCAATTTGTGGACTTAGAAATAAAAGAACCTACCAGTAATGCACTATCATTCTCTGACTTCAAAAAGAAAGAAAAGAAGAAAGAGGAACATGATGAAGAAAAGAAAGAAATCAAATCTATCGAGGACATGATTAAAGACCTACAAAAGTCAGTGAAAAAAGTGTCCGATGATGTAGATGATATTAAATCGACTGAAAAAGAAGAAAAAGAAGAATCTGAAAAGTCTGAAAAGGATGATAGTAAGTCTGATGACAAAGATGAAAAGAAAGAAAAGGATGTAAAGGATAAGTCATCTGATAAAGAAGATGAAGATGATAAGTCAGAAGATTCAGATAATGAAGATAATGATGAATCCGATGACAATAATTCTGATGATGACAAGTCTGATGATAAAGATGAAGATAAATCTGATGATGATAATTCAGACAAGAAAGACAAAGATGAAAAACCTTCATTAGCTGGACTTTAATTTTTCATAAATATAATAAAAGATAGACATTTTAATAATGGACAATGTAAATAAAAATATGCTCAACTTGATTGCCAGTTATAAAAAGACAGGTCAATCGGATGAAGTCATCAGACAATCTTTGTGGCAATTAGGTATGATTCCTGAAATTATTGAATCACATTTGGACTATTATAACAAACATACAGCCACAGTTGATAAGGATATAAATAATATAGTAAATAAGAATAAAGATATGAAATTAACTTTGGAAAGTTTACATACTAATGTTCAAAAGACAATTTCAACTTTGGAAGAAATGAAATCTGACAATAGTCTTGCATTCTCCGCTACTACTGCTAAGAATATCATTGAGAATTGTATGTCTCAACTTCAAATTACCAAAGATGATGAATTAGTCTTACAAGAAAAAATTAAAGCTGGTTATAAGATTGATGATAATCTTGTAAATCCTGTTTTGAAATATACTGTGACTGAAAAACTATACACATCACTTGCACAATTTGATTGGTTAAAACCTGTATCTGATTTGAGAGAGATGATTTCTGAGTCATTTGTTGGTGATAGATGGAGTTATGTTGCCTCTAAATTCGCAAAGTCAATCGCTGGTCAAACTTCAAATGATGCTTTTGCCAATTTATATGAAAGTCTTATTGACACATTAGTAAGTTCAGAAAATACTCGTAACACTCTTAAAGGTGTATTACTTGAAAACTCTTGGAATAGAGAAGGTAAGAAAATCCTTGGTATGATTATCGTTGAGGAAAAATCTGAATTAGGTCAAGTAGATGAAAGAATTTATGAAAACTCAAATTGTAGTTTCAAGAAAAATCTAACACCTCTATTGAAAGATGATGACAAGATTGTATTTAACCTCAATGGTAAAAACTACTTATTTGATGGGAATACAATGTCTGAAGTAAATGTAACAGATAGACGTTATTGTAATGTTCTTGAAGGTCTGAACATTATGAAATACGAAGCAGATAAAGACCGTCTTGTTTATTATGGTAAGAATAATATGGTTCTTGAATATGACTGTACAAATGACAAGATTGGTTTAACTGGTGTAGAAGACATCAATGACCGTTCTATTATTGAAATATATGAAACTTTGAAGAAATGTGGTATCTTCGACAGAGATACGATTAAATATTGTGAACCTCTTGTTAAATTCTTTGAAAGTAAGGATATGTTGAAAAACCTTGACATCATAACCACAGTTCAACACAATAACTTCGCTGGTCTATTTGTAAGTGTAATTAGTGTGAATGAAGGTGTTTATGTTAACAAAGTAAACAAACCTATGGGTTATAACGAGTTGGTTCTTTGTGAAAATGCTAAGAAAGCTTGTGATGTAATTAAAGACTTTATGAAATATGATGCAACTGTCATTCTTGAAGACCGTTTGAAACTTGAAGGTGAACAACAAGCTATCATTGAATCAGAAAGAAATGAAATCAAAGACACACTAAGTTTCCTAAATGAAGAAAGAAATAAACTAATCTCAGCAATCCAAGAAACCAATAATGATGGTCAATTAAAGGAAGCTCTAAAATTAGTAGAAAGTGAAATTCATAAATTTGAAAAGAAACTTCAAGAAAGTTATAATGTAAAAAAAAAGTAAATGAAACTTTTCTTGATGATAAAGTAGATCCTAAGTTTTTAGAGTTTGATGAAAAGAAGATGAAGAAAAATGGATTTATTGAAGTAGTTGCGACAAAAGATATTGATGAACTTAAAAAAGGTGATAAAGTTTTTGTTAGTTCAACTGAGTTTGGTCAATTAGATGATGATGCCGTAGTTACTTGTTATAAAGGTAAAAAAGAATTATTTATACCTAAGAATAGTTTAGAAATTACAAAATAGTTAAGAAAGTCAGGGAATTTTAACGTTTCCTGACTTTTGTTATATTTAATACAGATATATCTTAACACACGAAAATGAGTAAAAAGAGTAAGAAATATCTAAACAGTGAGGACTTAAAAGAGGAGATTCTAAAATGTAAAGATTCTAAGATTGCGAGTGAAAAACTTGGAAGGATGTTTCAAATATTAGTTGAAAACGTTTCGAGAAGTTTCTACTGGGAAAATCCTGCGGATGGTGATGATTGTAAGGCTAATGCTTTATTTGACTTGTGTAATAACTTTTGGAAATATGAACCGGAGAATGGAAATGCTTTTAGTTTTTGTTCTCAGATTTGTTTCTTTGGTATTGCGGGAGCTCACAGAATATTACATCCCAAAAAATATGAAGGCACAATATCTCTAACTTGTTTAGATTCAAATGGTAAAAATTTTGATATGTATAATATCTAATTATCAGGGGGGTTATCCTCCTGATTTTTTTTCATAAATACCTATATAAGTACAATGTAGATTTAACAACATGAATCCAAAGTTATTCTCTAATGATAACATAACAGGTAACTCTTTAATTGGTTTTGAGATTAAAGGTGTTTTTAAGGATGATGAAAATGTGTTATTAGAAAAACTCAAAGATATTCTAAATCGAAACATTACATATTCAAATAATGATTATAGATTACTCGAACCATCTGACCTCGCGGCAGTTGTTATGAAAAGTAATTCATCATATATCATCAAGACACCAATGTATTCTTATTTTGAAGCGATTTATGTCATGCCCAGAATAATGGAATACATGAAAAATCTTAAACATTATAAAAATTCACATCTATATATTAAGATTGGATTTAATAATGATTTTCTTGATTTATCCAAACTCAATATACTGAAATTCATTTTTGAGTTTAAGGAAGATGTAATATTAAAAGATTTAGGTGATATAACAAAGAAAACAAACATCAAAAAATTATCAGACCTAAAACCGAATACATTGTTAAGTTGTAATGATAATATCCAAAAACAAGTTGAGACATATCGTTTCTTGACACCGGAAGAAGATAATTTTGGTATTTCATTCGCTGACCTTAATAATGGTTATATTCTTTTCAAATACCCACAAGATATTAACTATCGTGATAAATGGGAAGAAATACTCAAAGACATGAATCACACTATCGTCACATTATATAATACTACTACAAATGATAAGTTTGACGATAAGGAAATTGAAAAAATAGATAAACTCAACAAATCATTCCATGACTATGCTACTGCGTTTGGATGTTATGAAATGTTCTTGAATAGATTTAAGTCAATTAAGTTAACAGTTGACCTTAATAATGATAAAGCTGTTGTTGATACTATTTTCTCATCTATCAGGGAAAAATTATTCAACATTACAATTTATAACAATATTACTGATGTTAACATTAATTATGACACTGATGTTTCAAAGTTACAAATACAAAACATTGACTTAAAGAACTGTTATCACATAGATGGTATTGACATTGTAAACTGTGATATTATTGAGTCATATATTAAAGAGTGTGATTTGTATGACTGTAACATCAAAGACAGTCAAATTGATAAATGTAGTTTATTTGGATATGCTAATGCTAATGATTCTAAATTTAAGGATTGTTACATTAGTCAAAACATTAAACTCAAAGATTGTGATGTAAAAGGAGCTTTAGGTAAAATGGGTGGAACTATGATTGGTGGTAGTTTAGAAGATACCACAGTTTTAGTTGACTTAGCTGACATTCATGACAATGTTGAAAAAGATAATGTAAATGAAATTAAATAATGGCAAATCTAAAAGAGATATATTGTATTCCTGCTAATGAAAGTAGATATGTTTCAAATACTGTTGAAATCACATCAGAATTAGATACAATCATTCAACAAGTGGATTTATTATTATTCACAAACAAAGGTGATGTATTACTGATGCCTGAATTTGGTTGTAATTTGGAAAAATATCTCTTTGAAACAACTTGGAATGAAACCGCTATTAAACAGATGATACAAGAACAAATCAGAAATTACATCTATCTCGAAGGAAGTTATACAGTTGATGTTGATGTTAATTTCTACAAATGGGATTTCAATGTGGCAATGGTGGTTGACCTAAATATCAACAACACAAAGGTGGCGAGTTATCTGGTTTAACAATATATAAGGAGGAAAGTCAAATTCCTCCTTTTTTCATAAATACCTATATAATCATTACTTTAGATGGCTACATTTTTTTCAAAGTTAAGACTTACTGCTTCCAATATAATGGAACAGGCCGTTAATTTTCTTTATGAAAAATATGACCAAGCAACTCATGTGTTCACTCCCGCGAGTCCATTTGGTCAGTTATTGGTTGTAATTGCTAACATTTCAGAATTAATATTTACTTATATATCACACACCGCTGAGGAATTAAATATTCAAACGGCTCAGAATATTGAAACAATACATGGTCTATCCAGATTAACCGGACATGATCCATACAGAGGTGCCAGTGCTTATGGTTCATTCGCGATAAAGATTAACACTTCTTCTGATTTAATTGATGGTAATTATCTTATCATTAACAATTTCACAAGATTTATTATCAAGGAAACAGGTCAAACTTACATTATGAACTTACCACATGATTATATAAAATTACAAGTGGGTTCTACTGATTTTACAACAGTTCAGTTCATACAAGGTGAAGTTGAATCACAAACCTTTACATCGAGTGGTGAAGCTCTACAAACATTTAATCCTGTTATCTCAGGTATGACAGATAATGATAATGTTACGATTACTGTTAATGGTGAACAATGGAGAAAGGTAATGAGTTTATATGATATGCCTGCTGATGATGGTGAGGATGCTTGTAAATGTTTCATGGTTAAGACCTCTGTTAATGTTGGTCTAACTGTTATCTTTGGTAATGGTAACTTCGGTAAAATTCCACCAAAGGGTTCATCTATCATAATCACATATATAAAAACAGCGGGTAGTGCCGGTAATGCATATTCTACTGGTTTGAATTATAACTTCTTAGATGCTGGTCAAGATGAATCAGGTAATGATGTTGATTTGAATAATGTGATTACTGTTGAAACAATTTATCCACCTTTGATGGGTGCCGATTATGAGGATCCAGAATTTACTAAGTTGATTGCACCTAAGACAAGTAAATCAATGGTCTTGGCTACTCCTGAAAGTTATGTTAATTTCTTATCAAAGTATAATCAATATTCTTTCATATATGCTTACAATACAAAAGATGATGATAACATATATGATGATAATGTGATATATCTAAAGGTATTCCCTAACATTAAAAAGAAATTAACATCAACACAAGATTACTTTGAACTAACAACAGCTGACTTCTTATTAACAAGTGATGAAAAGGAAGTGTTAGAAGATGCCATTATTAACTCAGGACAAATGTTGGTTAATACAGAGATTTCAATTATAGACCCTGTGATTAATCGTTTTATTATAAATGTCATAATTCGTTATTTTGAAAACTCAGATATAAATGCAATTAAGACAGACATTAGACAACAAATGAGTAATTATTTCCTGAATATAAACAGAAATGACATCATCCCTCTATCTGATTTAATTGCATTGGTAGAAGGTATTGATGGTGTTGATACTTGTGATATATTCTTCATCAATGAGAAAAATGAGGAAGCAATTAAAAACAGAGGATATATGTCAACAACAAGTACATGGGATAATCTTCAATATGTAACAACTGAAAAATGGGTTTACATATCAGGTGATGATGACCCCGGTTTAGGATTTGATTCATTTGGTAATATTGTTGTTGATGAAAATACCATATGTATCCCAAGAGGTGGATGGAGTGATAGAGATGGTAATTACTATTCTGAAACACCACAAACAGGTTCACTCGGTCCCCTTAATATATTCTTCTTGGATAAAGTTGAATATTCCGCTTACAATAGAAATATGCAAAAGAAACTAACAGACCTACTTAAAAATAGTTAATTATGGATACATCAAAAATATCAGACGTAAATCTAAACAACTATAAAGGATTTGATTCTTTATATGACTATGTTGATGAATATGGATGGGAACTCAAAAATAAAGGTTTTGATTATGAAAATAACCTAATGGAAGTATCAACAAGTAAATACCTCCAAAAGAACCCAACTATGAAAAGTTTCTTCCCATATTTGAATAAGATGATGTCTCATTTAATTAATAGTGTAAAATACCTCAGAAATTTCAATAACTGGGCTGTTAAAAAAGATTACAAATACATAAACTAATGGAGGTTAAGAATTTACATTTTTTTGATAATTCAGGATATGAATTGAATTTTGAGTGGAATGAAAATCTAAGTTCTTGGGAAGGTAATGTTTATCTTCCTAAAGTAAGTCTTGGTCTTTATTCTAACACGACTATATACATATTAGAGGAAATTCAGGAAACTGTTGAGTATGGTGAATTTGAAAAACACAAAGAGGAAACAACATCTCGATTTGTATTTCCAAGAAGAACCAAAAATACAGGTGATGATAAATTAATGATTCAATGGGATGTGTTGAATGAATATGTGGATGAATTTTTTATGTTCACATTTGATGAAACATATAGACCAACGGAAACATCAGCCTTAACTTTCACACCTAATGATGGTCCGAGTTGTGAGACCTTACTACTCAACAGATTTGACACATATGAAATACCTTTGGATGGAACAACTCTCGATAGTGAAGATTGTGACACACCTATTCCTATCCATGTTGCATTTTCATCACCAGACCAATACAATGCAACAACTTTCAAAAGGTCATTAATTATATACTATGATCACAAAGAAATTGCTCGTATTACTTTCTATGCAGAGACAGTTGAAGAAGATGAGAGATTAAAAATATGGAATCACAACTTAGGTTATAATATCACAAAGGATGATGCACTTCTTTTCTATGATGCTGATATTAAAGAAGGTAAACCAGACTATATGTTATTAAATCAAAAACGTAAGGAATTACTTATTGAAGGTCATAACATATATCCTTACATTGGTTCTTACAAGGCACTCTTAAACGTCATTAAATTCTTTGGTTATAACAACCTAAACATTATTGAGTTTTGGAAGAATATTAACCCAGATGATGATGGATTTGGTAAAGTATATATAAGTAAAAAATATACACTTAGTGAAGATGGTTGTGTTCACTTAAAAAACACAGAAATTAAGTTACCTAATAAGAACTACACTAAGTTAAATAAATTAGCACTGTCATACACTATCAATACTCCAACAACAGAAGTAGATTTGTATGAATTACCATATATCAAAGAAAGTTTTACATACACAATAGAAGAAGTATTAGTTAAACTCTTTGCCTTGTGTCAAAAACTAAATAAGGAATTTCTACCTCTTAACACCAGAATCATCGACATCATGGGTGAAGGTAGTTATTTTGGTATTCAATTATTTAAGAATGGGTTTTCATATTCAACAGTAGAGTATGATAGAGATGAAACACAAGTATCTATTGATTGTTATCCATCTAGTATTGTTCACATTTCGGATGACCAATATTTCAATGATTATATATTGAGAAAGAAAAGTGAGAAATCAAATAGTAGAGTAGAAACCGAAACGATATTAAATAGTATCAAAGATGTAACATTAGCTGATTTTGATAACTTTAATGAACAAATAATTACAACAACAGATATTAACACTTTAGGTTTATCAGAATCTAAGAAATGTGAGTTATATAAAGAATATTACAATCGTTTGACTTATACCTTTAGAGAAACTGAAGATATAGTAGATAATGATATATATGATTCTGTTCCTCCTGAAATTCTTGACCAACCTGTCACTTCACCGGGTGCGGAAAATGAAGACTATAACATTACCATCGCTCCCATGAATAAACTTGGAACAGGTATCTCAGCCAAGGTTATTTTGACCAATACAACATTTGAAAACATGACATTTGATGATTTTCAATGTGCGTTTATGTTTGTTGGTCAGTCATTCGATTCAACAGTAGGTACATCTGATTTCCAATATGACTACGAATATTCAGTAAGAACAAATGAAGATGGTTCATATGCATATAACACTAATGACTTAAATCATGGTCAAAAACAAAAAATAAAAACCATGATAGAATGGAAAGTTATTTTCTCTGATGACCAAGATGATGATGACTTAAAAGATGCAGAAAGAGCAGAGTATTACAACACAGTCAAAGAATTATATGAAGAAACTAATGACCCTGTTTTAGAAGGATTATTGGATTGGACACCTCGATTGAATGAAGTCTTAGAAGAACAAAATAGAACCATGTATCAACCTAAGAATGAAAAGGGTGATGAAGGAATGGTGACTAAAAAATTCTCGGCTGTCAAATATGGAACTTCTACTGAAATGAACTCTGTTTTATTTGAACTTCCATACACCGGATATTATGATGTATATATGACTATTCTAAAATATGCGGTTGATGATGAAGGTAAAATTATCAATAGTAATGTCCCGGTAAATGGATATGAACCCCATGTATTCAAAAAATATATAAAGGTCGAACCATATAATGTTGATATAAGAGGTTTCTACTATGATGCCAGAGATATTGTTAAAAACTCTCACAACTCTTATTTTGACAATTACTATGATGATGAAAGTGCAAATGGATATGAGGATCTTATACTTAGAAAAATTGATGAGTTTACGAAATTTGCACTGGAAGATATCAATAGATTTGACACAATATCTGACTATGGATATGATTTAACCGTAGTAAGAAACCCCTCAAAGAATAGAGATATTTATCATATTGGGGATGGTCCCTATGGTAAAGGCAATTTCAAATCGGCAGACTATTACATTCAAGATAGAGTTTTGGTTCTTGATAATATTGATGATGATATTGTTAAACTAATACCCAATCTGAACACTGCAAAGAAAGCAAGATATATTAAAAATGGTGTTGATGTTAAACCTTACACTTGGATATTCTTAACTTTTGATTTCAGTAAAATAGTCCACCGAAGCCGACCAGTATGGACATTGATAAACAAGTCGACTAAATCTAAAATAACATATACAGGTAAATACTTCACTTGTTTACTTAGAAATGAAGGTTTATATAGTGTATCATTAACTTTGTATGATGAAAATAATAATGAATATTCTACAACCAGAAATCTTATTGTTGTAGATAACCAAGCTAACTATAAACTATATACTCCATTCAATGAAGACTATCAGGCATATCTCGATGAACAAGAGTATAAAGATGAAATTAAATTACTGGATGAATTGAATGATAATCAAATTATTGGTGACAATGAAGATGAGTATTATTTCAATATTGATAAATTAATTTCTATTGATAAAAATGGAGAAGTTACAGAAATGACCAATCCAAGTTCAAGATTAACTGTTAAGGATGGAACATATGTTGGTTGGTCTTATGATGATCCACTCAATTTAACACAGTTCCAAAAGATATGTGTTAACTTTAGTTCAAATCAAGATGGTATTTCATTAGTCATACGTTCAAAAACAAATGATGGTAATAATCATGATTGTGTATATACTCTTGCAAAACATGACACCACAGATTCAGATGAATACAATAATTTAATGATTGACCTAAATATAGAAGAACTCATTAATGATAATCCAGATGTTGATTTCCAAAATGTTAAATATATTTTATTCACTACACCAAATAAAGGTGGTAAGAGTGAGTTTGATATTGATATTGTATATTTGGCTTATGATAATGGATTTGTTGATTGATAATAACATAAATAACTATATAAATTAATTTATAAAAATGGCAGACATTTACAATAATGAAGATGACACTTTACTGGTTCCAGAAGTTCCGGTTGATGTCAATACCGCAGATGTAGTTCCTGAATTACCTTTACCTGCGGTAGAACCTGAATGTTGTGGAGAGGCTGGTCTTGTTGCTGACTGTGCTCCAACCATTGAATCTTTCTTTGGAACATTACAGGAAGCAGTTACAATTATTTGGAGATATCATTTGAAAACATCCAAATATTCATATCATCAAACACTACATGAATTATATCATGACATTCTTTGGAAAGTTGATAGACTTATTGAACTATACCAAGGAATACATGGTTTGGTTAATGACTATATAAATGTTATCATTCCTTGTGGTAAATCTGAAACTGTTTATCTCAGTGAACTACGAGATTTCATTAGAGTTTCAAGAGAATCATTAATCCCTAAAACTGAAACAGAATTGTGGTCATTGATTGATGATTTACTTTCTTCGATTGATAGTGCCAAGTATAAGATTGACACATTTGTAGAATCACCCATTAAAACTTTTGAATCATTCTGTTATGAAAATCTAAATTCTCTTAATGAATGTGGTTGTAATGGTGATGACTGTGATTACACTGATGATGAAATCACAGATGAAGATGAGGAAGAAGAATAAAAAAAATCCTATTATAAACAGAAAATCCAGAGATGTTTAAGTCTCTGGATTTTTTTATATTCTTGAAGGTTCTAAAACAATATCAACTTTATTGGCCTTCCATGTTGTATTAAATAGTTTTTGGTCAATTTCATTTGAACTATAATCAAATTCAAGACCATCAATTCCGGTAAATAACAAATCTTCAAATGTAACTCGATAAACAACTCTGTCATACATATCTAATATCTCCATACCCGGAGGTTTAGGTAGATACTTTTCTTTTATGACATAGTAATGGATGAATAAGTCACATAGAATAAACCAAATTAAATACATTGAATCCAACTGAAATGCAATGGTCATATCCTTCTTCCATAGGAAATCAGGAACTGCATCAGAACGAGATATACGACCATATGGGGTTGCTCTATCTACTTGTTCAATAGGTTCATAATTATTTGGATTAACTTGTAACTGAACATTCTTTATTGAAAAGTTAATAAAATCAATTACAGTTTCACACATACACCCCGGAATTGTTTTTAGTAAAGGTGTATATTTCTTTTCAATTTCTTCAGGAACGAAAATCTTAGGAAAATGAAATTTAAAGTTGTTATTCTTTCCACTTAAAAAAGCCATCTATATAAAATCACATATATAGATATTTATGAAGCTTTTACAATGTGGACTTTCATATTTAGTTTTTCTCCCATATCTTTGACCTCTTTTAAGTTATCCATATTGTCATCAAAGAAAATCAAAGTCTTATAACCATAATTAGCTAATGTTTGAATACACTTGGCCTTTTTCTCAGCAACTGAACAATCTGAAGTATCATCACCAGTAGCGAATATTAAATCAGGGTGTATATCAATATCTGCCTTCTTTAAGAAAAATGAGTGTATCATTCTTTTATTAGAACGAGCGGTTAGAATTGAAATATGAACTCCTTTACGGTACTCTCTTTCCATTGTGTGAAAATATGGTTTCAACTCGGCCTCCATTAATTTATTGAGGTCAGTAAATTCATCATATCTAAATGATTCACCTTTTTGTAGTTTATATTCATTATATTCTTGTGAATCCAGTTTTCTTACAATCTTATTATTTTTTACAACGAAAACTTTCGCATCTGATTTGATTAGTGTATCATCAATATCAAATACAATTACTTTATCAGAACTCTTTCCTCTGATAAGAAAGTTTTCAAATGTCATTACATACTTCATCTAACTAAAATTTAACTATTTATAACTATTTATGAGAAAAAACAATGAGTCGAATTGTGTTTCACAGTCCGACCCATATCTGATATAAATATAACAAAAAATAAGATTATTTCTCCGTTTCCTCTGTTTCCAATCGCAGACGAACTGTTTTCTTTACAGTGTCAATACTTTCTACGGGGAGGATAACAGGATTTCCAACCTTCAAGTTTTCAATGTTTACAACCTTACTTGAGAGGAAGAAAGTGATACCATTAAATTCCTCAGAAATGATTACCACACCATTTTCAAATAGGTTCTTAACATTACCTTCCAACATATAGTTTTCAGATTTCTCTACGGTTTCTTTAAGTCTGTCCCAACCTTCTGACTTACTTACAGTTTGTGTGATTGTTACTCGGTCTCCATTAATGTTGTCAATGTAGAATGAGATATTTTCACCAATTTGTAACTTACCTTCTTTGAACAATGTTTCGGTTTCATCATTCATTTCAGATACAGAAAGTAGAGTAGGAACACATTTATCAATCAGGATAAACACACCAAAATGTTTTACTGATGATACAACTCCTTCAACCAACTGATTCTTTTCAACCTCACTAAGACGATTAATTGTAGCAGGTTTAAGAGTATTCAAGTATTCCTTATGTGAAACAACAAGACTATCTTTTGACTCAGCAACAGGCATCACATACATACTCTGTCCTACCATTGTTGTGTAGTCATTCAAAGGAACAACATCGGATTCTGTTCCGGGCATGAAACATCTAAGACCACTAACATCGACAATAAAACCATTAAAGGTATTCTGTGAGTTATACACAATTTCCTTAATTGTTGCAGTATAAGCAGATGTAGGTGTCTGAATTTGTTTGATGAGTTCTTGTTTAAGTCTTTCCATTTGAGCTGACTTAGAAGAAGCATCAGCTACAATTTCACCATTACGACGTGAAACTACAACATCAATCTTATTACCAACAGTAATAGTATCAATTTTAGGATTTACACCAACTTGAACGGTGTGTTTAGGTGACAATACAATAGTTGCAGTGTCATTATGTTCATTATAATTAGTCACAACACCTTCACGAATATTCTTGTATGTTCCAGTTTCATAAGAACTAATTGTGTCCATTACATCAGTAGAACAATACATATCATACATCTTCATAGCATCAAAGACATATGGTTCATGACTCATTATTTTACATCTACCCTTTACAGGTACATTTACTTTTTTTGATTTAAGAGGGTTTGAATCCTCATAAACTTCAACTACTTGATTATTTATTCTCATATATTAAATATAACAAAATCAATAAAAGTTTGTTCCAATCAAAGACCAGAACAAACTTTATTTTCATTAAACTTCTGGATCTACTTCTTCTTGTGTTGTTACTTCATCAGTTTTTTCAAGGTCATCAAAACTAAGGTCATATTCATCTTCAATAGTGTTAACCTTAGAACCAAGTTCACGTGTTACCTCATGACTTGCTTGGATACTACGAACGGCCTCTGAAAGTGACTTACCACAATTAGCCCATGTTTCCAAGAAAGAACGAGCTTCATAAAAACCATGACCTTCAACTTCCTCAAGGATACTACGCCAAAGTACGAGGATATTTGAAGAACGAAGTTTGATTACATTGTCAAAATCCTTATCCTTTACCCATTCCTTATTTTCCTCCATATTACGAACAAGAACCATAAGACCGGGTGCTGACTTAGGTGTCCAACGAACTGACTTGTAAAGATAGTCCATCAAATTCTTATAAGTCTTACGACCTGTGATTTTACCATCTTCAACTTCAGAACCAATTTCAAGATGATATTCACGTTCCTGTTCAGCACGAAGTTCATCTTCAAATTGTTTAGTTACTTCATCAAATACAGGTTTCAACTCAGACTTTGTAAATGAAAGTTCAGATACAGTTTCTTTGAGTTGTTCAAGTGCTTTCTGTGCAGTTTGAAGAACATCATTTTTAATTTGATATTCATTAGTTTCTTCACCATACAGTTTTTCTATTGAAGCGAGGTCACGAGTATGTGCCTCAATTTCGGCTTCTTTTTTGGTAATTTCTTCACGTGTGGATTTCAATTTACCAATTCTCTCCAATACAGTTTCGAGAGTCAATTCATTTTTTTCTTTTTCTTCACTCATTTTATAACGATAAAATTAAAAATTACAATTTAAAAATAACAAAATTATTTGACATCAACATTAAAAACTTCCTTTAATAATGTTCTATATTTAGGATATATTTCAGTTTCCGTTAAAACTATTTCATCACCAGTATATAATTTTCCAACAGTAACCATACCTGTGTATTTTGATACAAATCCATAACCATTCAAGACATTTCCCCAATTTGTCAATCCAGAACCTAATGATGTATATGATGTTCTGGTCTGTGGTGTATCAGATGTATCAGTGGTTTCTTCAGTATTAGTATTTTCTTCATTTACAACAGGCTCAGCAGTTGTCATAGTAACCTCAGATAAATCAGTTTGTTCTAATGTTGATTCATTTTGTATTACACTTGTATTCACTGACCGAACATTACTTTTTGTTGATTGAAGTAAATCTGATACACCTGTGTGTACTAATGATACATCATTTCCATCCATCAAATCAATTTTACCATCCCAATAATTAACAACTTCAAAATATACACCTTCATAACCAGTATCTGGGTCATAACCGGGATTACCATCAACGATAATTGAATTACCATCACTATCAACATATTGGTCAGTGTATAATTTCAATGAATAGTATTTATCAACTAAATTCATATTAGTATCCTCATCTAATGTAATATCAATCATAGTAACCTCAGCATGGTATAGTCGATTATTATACATTACCCAGACACTTTCACCTACATTATAATCACAGTTAATGTTATATCCTTCAGTTCCACTATATGTTCTGGTTTCCAAATATTCACTATATGTCTTCCCAGTAGATATCAGATTTGTATTATCATACTTATTTTTTACATAAGTACACACATCTTCCTTACTGGTGAATATTTCTTCATCTGTGAATGAAGATGTTGTATCACCCCTCATATAATATTTTGTAATCCCTTTATTACTATCTTCACCAGAAGATGTACAACTGATTACCATCTTTTCTATAAAACTCGATTTAGGTAAGTTATTCCTTAGAAACCATACCTTTTCACCAAGTTTAAATTTTGTTTTTATTATTCTTGCCATTTATTAAAATAAAACTTCTTCTTTCTTCACTGGTTTAGATTTTTTTGGACTACCTTTTTTTACAATGACTTTACTCTTATTATCAAAGTAATTCATCTTAATCAAATTTAAGGCTTGTTCAACTTCATCTTTATTAAATTCATATGCTTCCTCTACTTCACGAATACCACACTCATTAACCTCCATATATTTGTCAATAACACAATCATCATACTTCTCTCTAATAGTTTCCTTCTTTTTCTTTTGAGTTATTTTCATTCTAAGAAAATTAGGTAAACCATTATAACGAGAAGCAACAATGGCCAATATATTTGAAGTATATAATGGATCTGATTCAAGACTATTTAGAGAATCACACAACAAAGGATACTGAGCACTGAAAAGACGTCGTATCATGTAAGCATATTTTCTCTTATCAGTGTCATCTACTACTCCCGACCTTCTTGAACAAAAGGCACTCAAAACATCATATAGTTCCATACTTAACCTTTAATAAATGAAAAATCAGTATCCTCGACGTCTTTAACTACGTTACTTTTAACCTGAATACTTGTTTTATAATCTTTGAATCTTGACTTTGAGAAAATAAACTCTTTTGTAATCTTAGAAACTACAATAGGTTTCTTTAATTTTTCTTCCTCAATATTACTGTGCATATTTTCTAACACATCAGTAGGAATACTATCCGGTGTTAAAGATACCAAAGATGTATTAATCTTGATGTTCTCAAACAACATTCGTTTCGTAAATTCGTCATCTTTAATCTTAGCGACATCATAAATGACATTACATAAGATTTTAACAGCATCTGAATTTTCATAAATGTGATAATCAAATTCACAACCCAATTTTTCTTTGAATGAGTTATAAATCTTTTCCACAGTTTTAGTTCCCAATCCCTTACTACGACTTGTTTCGGTAGCAGGTTTATAATACACAGGATAAATATTGTCTGAAGTATCACCACCAACAATCTTAGCAAATCTTACGTGTTCAGGGGATACAACTTCAACATCAGTGGTTTCAACAAAATTCTGAAATGGATTGTTGTCAATAGAGATTGTAAACAATTCTTCAAATAAGTTTTCTTGTGTAATCTCTTTATGATTTAGTTCATCAATAATGTCCTGAGTTTCTTGACTCACATAAAGTTTGTTTTGAATAGGAGCATACTGAATAATATGAACATCATTTACACATTTAACCAACTGAGTTAAATCCTTATCAGTAGAGAATATCAAAGTGGATTTACCCTCTTCAAAAAGGTTATTACTCCAAGCTGATATTAAGTCATCACCTTCACTTCTTTCAACCTGACTAACTTTTACACCCATATTAACAAGAGTGTCAGTGAAATTATTGATTACAGTAGAGAAACCATTTCTATCAATGTTATCTTGATTTTTCTTACGATTTCCCTTATACTCTTGTTGAAGAAGTAGGTCTTTACGCCAAGAATGACTGTCCTTAACAAAAACAATGTCATTCACAATAGGGTTCATTTGTTTCGCAACCGAACAAAAATCAACCATTAATTTTTTTTCATAAGAGTCCATATCTTTCTTTGATGTCAAGAATTTGGATTTAGAACCTTGTTTGAAAGTTGACCAAAGACAACGAAAGAAAAAATTATGTCCATCTATTAGTAATGTAAATCTTTTCATATCCTAAACATAACAAAAATCACAAATATTGATAAGTAGTAATCAATCGTATATTAGGTTTACATCTATTGATAATTTTAGGAAATGATAACAAATACTCAACAATATTTTTATCCAAAGAATTTAGAGTATTAATATTATTATGAACAAACATTTCAATATATGATACATACTCATCAAAAGTAAAATCAATATTAAAAACTCGTTCTAAATATGAATTTGGTATAATCTCATCAAACATCATCACTTTATTTAACATATCTATAATCTCCATTTCAAACATATCATAAAGTCTGAATTCAATTACATCAATGTTATATATTAAAGAAATTGATTCTCGTTGAGCATCAGGATCATTATTATCCAGTAACTTATAAGCATCATACACATTTTCATCATCAGTAAAAACCAATGTCACATATTTAAGGTGTGTAAACGTTTTTAATATGACACCAAAACCACAGAAGAACTTAGTATCAATGTCATGGTCTTTACAAAAATTAAGGATTGTCAAAAAACTCGAAAATAAATCAATAGTAGGGATTTGGTGATAATCTTTATATCCGGAAAGATGACTATCAACAAATGTCTTAAAACAACCAAACGCTTCATCTTGAACAGGACAATTAACAGTCATTGTATGTACTTGTTCAATACGTCTTATGACACTATCAGGTTCTCCCTTAGTGTATCTATCTAAACTTTCATTATTCTCCATAAATACTAATATGTAATATAAATAATTACTATAAAAATAACAAATCTGTTCAGTGGCAGGAATCAAAGACTTAAAACCTAAAAAATTTGGGTTATTCAAACAAGGTTATTATACTCCAACATATCCACAGAAGTATAAGACAAATACAAAACAAATAATTTATCGTTCTTCTTGGGAATTTAAATTATGTAAATGGTTTGATTTAACTCCTGAAGTAATAGAATGGGCTTCCGAACCAATATCAATTAAATATTTTTATTCAGTTGACCAAAGGATGCATACTTACTATCCTGACTTTTACTTTGCTTATAAAAAACCCGATGGTAGAATAATAAAATATATTGTTGAATGTAAACCTTCACAACAATTAGTTAAACCTCAAGAACCTAAAAGAAGAACACCTAACACTATTAAGAATTATAATTATCTTATGGAGTGTTACTTAAAGAATAGTTGTAAAAGGACTTATGCTAAGAAGTGGTGTGAAGATAATAATTATGTTTTTGTTTATGTCACTGAAAAGTCTAATTTAAACTTCATTTAGATATTATTTATATGATATAACAAACGGTCTACTTTTTTTAGACATTTACTACAAACTAATAAATATAACAATTTTTTAATGGAACCAAAAGTAATTGGAACTATATCAAATAACTTGGAGATAATCAGGGGTATTCTTGAGAATAGGGATACTGAGATTAAACGTACTTTTCATGACATTATCACAGGAGATGATGTCAAATCTCTTATATCATCTATTACAGAAAAGGTAGATGATATACATTCTGATACAGTCATGTTAAATGATAGTATGGGTAATGTATCAAGAGTTATTCAAAGAAATAATGACTTAATCCAAGCAAATAACAATGATGCTCTGGTCAAAATCTTAAATGAAATATCAGTCAATGTCGCTGCGATTTTGAAAAAGACAGGGCCTCAATTATCTCCGGAAAATCGAAAAGACTTAGAAAACCTTATGAGAGAAACCCAAAAGGATTCAAGAATGAATAAGGTTATGGTAATGGTAAGTCTTATCTCTCAACTTAAAGCGATTTCATTAAAAGATTTCTTATTGGGTAAACGAAAGATTAAAAAGTTAGAAGAGCTATATGATCAAATAGGTGATGTCGTAAAAAAGAATAAAGATGAGGACATAAAGAAAACCAGAGAATTTATAGATTCTGCGGTTGGTATGATGAAGAAATTGTCCAAGATTGCTCCATTAACTAAACTCGCTCAGATTGGTGCTAAGGGTATTGATAAAGTTCTATTTGGTAAAGATGGTAAAGGTGGATTGATGAAAACCATTAATGAGATACATAAAAACCAAAGAACTATAAAGAAGGCAAAGAAGGAAGTTGAAATCCTTTTAAGTTGTTGTGGTAAACTATTATTACTCTCATTGGCCTTATCAGCTATGGTTGTTGTTGGAATACCTGCGATGGCTGGTGCGATGGTTACTTATGGAATTGTTTGGACATTAGTTAGAATAGAGGAATTATTAAAACACAATAGTAAATCAATAAGGAAAGGTAATGTATCTGCTACCATGCTTATTTTAGGTATGGTTGGTATGATGGTTGGTCTTGTTGTTCTATACGAGGTTGCCAATGAAATGGAATGGGAAACCTTTGGTAAGATGGCCGCGACTATTGGATTATTGACTGGGGTAACTGTTTTAATGGGTATGTTACAAAAACCTGTTAAGAAAGGTGCTGAATCATTAGTCATCATGGGTATTGGTTATCTTGCAGTGTCTATTTCTATGTTTATCATGTATCAGACTGTAAAAGGTGCTGATTGGGAAGAATTTGGAATGATTGCCGCGACCATAGGTATGTTTGGAGCGTTGACTTTACTAATGGGTATCGGACCTATTCCTGAATATATAATGGCGGGTGCGACTGCCTTAATCTTTATGGGTATTGGATATATTGGTATTGGTATATCTATGATACTAATGTATAAATCTGTAAAGGGTTCTAACTGGGAGGAATTTGCCATGATTGCCGCGACCATTGGAACATTCGCTGGACTCGCCGCCCTTTGTGGTTTACCTGTTGTTGCTCCATTTATCATGATGGGTGCCTTTGTTTTGGGTATATTAGGTTTGTCATTAGTTGTTCTTGGTGGTGCTATTTATCTGTTTGGTAAAATGGTAACTGATGATTCTATTGAAAAAATCGCAACTGGTATTCCTAAGATATTGGATGCTATTACAAGTATGTTCAAATCTGATAAGGAAAATCCAAGTTTCGGTGATGGTATTCTTGGTGTTATATTAGGAGTTCTTAGATTAGGTGGTGCTTTGTTCGCCGCGGGAGCCTTGATGATGATAGGTATTGCCTTGGGTGTATTTGCACTCTGTCTAAAACCTTGGGAAAATGTCAAGATGAAAGCCATTGATAACTTTGGTAGAGCATACAACAAAATTAATAAGATATTCAAACTCGATGAACCCGGTGAAGGTGGAGCGGTGATGCAAATAAAGAATGGTATTGTTGGTCTTATTACATCAGCTCTTAGATTTGGTAAAACATTCTTCCAGATGGGTGTAATCTTACTGTCTGTATTCACAATGGGACTTATCAAAACCAATATCGAGAAATGGAAGAATTATGACCCAAAATCAATGAAGAATTTTGAAGATGCTTACACTTCTATTAAAAAGATATTCAAGATTGAGGATCCAGATGATAGTATTGGTGGAATTGGTGGTAGTATTGCGAATTTGGCTAATAATGTACTTGGTCTGGCTTCGGCGATGTTCCAATTTGGTAAAACATTCTTCCAGATGGGAACAATCCTAATGTCAATGTTTGTAATGGATGTTGTTAGGGAGAAAATGAATAAGTGGTCAAGAGATTATGATACAAAGGGTATTGCCAATTTTGAAGCTTGTTATGTTAAGATAAATGAATTGTTAGGTCTTGATAATAGTCAAAATCCTTCTATTGGTGGTCTATGTAGTGATATATTCTCTTTAATATGTTCATTCTTTGAATTTGGAGCGACATTTTTTAGAATGGGTTCTATACTATTATCTATATGGGTAATGGATAAACTCTGTGATGCTACTAAAAAATGGAAAGATGTTGATCCAAAATCCTTAGATAATGTTGAAGCTTGTTTGAAAAAGGTTTATAAAATATTTGGACTTGAAGATCCAGCAACATCAGGTGACAAATCTCTTGGTGAAAAAATAGGTAGTGGTATTAGTAACTTATTCTCACTTGGTTCTGCTCTGTTAGGTTGTGGTAATTCAATCGCAAACATGGCTCCAATTTTGATGGCTGTTGGTATTATAGACACATTAGCTGATGGATTGAACAAAATAAACAATCTGAAAGACCCTATCAAGAATGTTCAAACTATTGAGACTTGTATCAATAAAATTAAAAAATTCTATGAAAAGAATGACTTTGACAAGGCTGAGGACAAACTGGAAGATTGTAAAAAAATGTTTGATGAATTTAAGGATTTGGTTGAATTATTCCATGATTCTAAAAAATATTTCGACACAATCAATTCAATGAAAGACCCTGAGAATACTTTGTCAATAGTTGAAAAATGTGTAACAAAAATTAATGATTTCTTCAAAGATAAATCATATGGCAAGGCTGAGGACAGAATTGATGATTGTGAAGATATGTTTGATGAATACAAGGATTTAGTTGAAACGATAAGTAAATCTAAGAAGTATTTTGATACAATTAATGAGATGAAAAATCCATTAATTACCATATCAACAGTTGAACAATGTGTAACAAGAATTAATGATTTTTATAAGTCACAGGATTTTGATGACTCTACAAAGAATATTAAAGACTGTAAAAAACTCATGAAGGAATTTAGAAATGTTGCTGATATATTTAGTGACATTAATAAAGACCTACAAACATTTAATGGTAAGAGTGTTCAAAAAATATATTTAGTTAGTAGAGCTGTTGGACATATCGGTGTATTCTATAAAAAACATAATTTCTCGGCTTCATTGGAAAACCTAAGAGATGCGGAGGAAATGATGGAATACTTTGTTGATATGGTAGAATATGCTGTTGATAGTGAAGAAGATATCGTTAAGTTTGAAGATTTATCAGATGTAATTATCAGAATATTGGATAAATGGAATCCAGAAGCATATGAACCCAGTATGATGAGTATAAATAGAACTGTCACTACTATGTTCAATATGTTAAATAAGAATGGTAATAACTATCGTAAGAATGTAACAAAGACAATATCTCTATTTAGATCACTTGAACGTCTTGAAAAATCTTGGGATGGTAAGAAAGTCGCAACACCTTTCAAACAAATAATCAATAAAGTCAATACAGTAAAACTTGATAGAGTTAGAGCTTTGACAAGTATGTTTAACTCTTTCGCTCAGTTAAAACAAAAGAGTATTTTCTCAGGTTTCAAAGATGCTGTCGATGATTTCACTAAGGCTTGTATTCAATTAGTGGATGCTATAAATGGTAATACTGACGCCTTGAATGAAAGTAGTGATAATACTCAAACAAATGAAACAGACACTAAGACAGATACACAAACTACCAATAATGGAAATTCTAAGTCTATAAGAATATCTAACATTGATGAACTCGCAATGGCAATAGCTCGTCGAATAGGTAATGGTAATCGTAATTCCGGTGGTGGTTCTTCAACTATTGATTTGAGAATTAATGGTGAAGGTGGAGATATGTGGACTATCAGAAGATATTAACATTAAATATATTTTGTTTTAACATACATATATTCAAGTAACTGAAAAGATAATTTACTTTATAGAACAGTAAGAGAATACAAGTTAACAAAAAATAAAAATTTGTTATATTTATTTATAAATAATCAAAGATGTAAATGGCAAAAAAACCTGAAACCTATGACGAACAAATTTTGAAGGAATTTGAAGAGTCACAAAAGGGTATTAATAATGAAGATGTAAAAAAGATTACCAAGTCTGAGGATTTGGGACAAGTTAAATTTACCGGAACAAAGGAAGTTTTAGATAATGACCCAAATATTCAACGTATAAATGCTTCTATTGGATATATCAACATTCCATTAGAGTGTTTACCCAGTCAAGGTAGATATTACCCTGATGATACACGAATTAGTATCAGAGCTGCGAGGGTAGGTGAAATTCGTGAGTTTTCTACTGTTGATGAGAATGACATGAAGGACATTATTGACAAACTTACTTATATGGTTTCTCAATGTGTAAATGTTTATTTTGGTAATGTTAAGGGTTCATATAAGGACATTATTACTGCTGATAGAATTGTACTTATCTTGAAAATTCGTGAACTTACCTTTGTGGATGGAGCTTCAAGTATTAAGATACCTGTTCCCAGTGGTGCTTGTAAAACAGTTGGATGTAAACCACAAGATACCATTGACTTTAACACAGCAAGTCTTTCATTTGTTCAACCAGACCCATTGATGGAGAAATATTATGATGCTACTCAAAAGTGTTATAATGTTGAAACTAAGAATTATGGCGTGATTAGTTTGTATCCACCTAACATTGGTGTATCAACCGCTATTACTGATTGGGGAGTAAAACAACAAAGAGAAAATAAGAAGATTGATGCCTCATTGGTGGACATTCTTCAATTTGTGATTAAAGATTGGAGAGGTCTTTCTGATAAGATGATTTTTTCTAAGTTGACTGAATTGGCTGGATGGTCTACCGAAAAATTCACACTGGTATATAGAATTATTGAAAAGATTAATGTTGGTATCGAGTTTAATGTTAAGGCTCAGTGTGCTTCGTGTGGAGGGGAGATAGAAGTTCCCATTACGTTTCCCGACGGATATAAATCCCTATTTGTTCCGACAATTTCAGATATCGGAGACGAACTTCTATGATAATGTTGTTGTTGCCATGGAAAAACTTAACATGGACTACAACACTATTATGAATCTTTGGTTTTATGATTTCCAAAATATCTTAGCATCATTCCAGAGAATACTTGAACAAAGAAATAAAGCTGAGGAAGATGAAGCTAAGAGACAAGGATATGATACTAATAAGTTTACACCCAATAATCTTATGAAATCTGCGAATAATATGATGAAGTCACCTATGGGTGGAAGTGGGTTTAAGATGCCGAATATGGGTGGACTAAAATTATAAAAGAGTGGAGATTTAATTTTCTCCACTCTTTCTTTTTATAGATTCTTTAAGTATTGTTTCCATTGATATACTGAACCAAGTTCATCAAATTTCTTTTTTGACCTTGCTGATATATATTTACTAAGATTTGTTCCATCATAATTTACAGGATATGATGTGTCATTTTCATTAGCATAGGCTTCCATTTCATAAGGAATTAAATAATATGCGGATGTAAATGGTAGTCCTTTAATCCAATAACCTAAATATTTCAAATAGAATTTCCACCAACTACCAACTTTCTGAGCTTGTTTCAGATGAATTGACTCATGAGTTTTAGTAACTTGATTTATTTTACTTGGGTCTTTTCTTGTCACTAAACGGCCACACCATGTCATTGCTGAGTATCCACTAAATGGGAAATGTTTCATCTGAACTATTTCCATTTCATCAAAGTCACTTGGTTTAGAAAATAACCACTTAATTAAAGTCCAAAGTTCTTTCATAATAATTGTTTATTGTTTATGTTCGGAATACATTTCCTAAGTCACGAAAAGATGACATAACATCTTTTTTAGTATTTTGTTTACCTAAATCTGTTGAAGTATCTGTCACTTCTGTATCTTGAGGAATCGTCCCTAAATCATTTGTATCTGTTTTTGATATACTGTCTTCTTCAACTTTACCTAATTGATTAACTGAATTACTAACTTTTGTTTCCTGATTTAGTTTACCAATAGAATTAATATTTGTTATCAATGTATCAGTTTCTTGTTTTCCAATATTACTTGAAACATTATTTACCTCAACATCATTTTCTAATTGACCCAAATCTGTAATCATTGAATTAACAGTATCATCAGGTATTACATCTCCGATTTCAGTAATGATTTTTGTAGGTGTTATATTAGATGAACTGGTTTGGCCGATTTCACTAACATTTGATTTATCAGTTTCTGGTGTAATATTAGTATAACCAATTTCACTAACATTATCTTTTACTTTTACATCATCTTTAATTTGACCAATTTCATCTACAATATCACCTCTAATTGGTGTACTAATTTCATTTGGAACTTCTTTTGTCATCTTTTTAACTTCTGTATTAAAATTCATTTGACCGATTTCAGAAACATCATCACCCAAATCTGTTTCATTATTAGTTACTGTTCCAAGTTCGTTTGTTGTATTTGTTATATTGGTTACATCTTTTAAATTACCCAAATCTAAAACATTATCACCAATTTCAACATCACCTGATAAATAACCAATATCATTTATCATCTTTGTTATATCAGTTGAATCATTCAAATCACCCAAACCTGATGTTTCACCTGTAACGAATGACACATCATAATCACCATCTATTTCTTTAGGTGTGGATACAACGGCAACAAAGTCATTTAAGTCACCTAAGTCTTTACTCGTTCCTGTTGGTTTTTCTGGACCGTATGGTGAATCAATATCACTTGTCTTACCATTAACATTAGGTGTGTCATATTGATTACCTAAGTTATTAGTTTGTCCGGATAAATTAACAGTAGATGACAATTCACCAAGGTCTGTAATATTATCTATAACTTCACCATTACCCTTAACTTTACCTACTTTGTCAGTTGTACCTATAACATCAGTATCCATTCTTATCTCACCAGCATCATCAATGATATCAACGGGAGGTACATTTGATGGATAAACAAGACCTAACTCTCTTGCTACACCAGATGCAGGTCTACCAGTGGAAGCGGAAATACCAGCGACAAATACATCATTTACATTACCAAGATAACCTTCATAAAATCTATATCTGTCACCAACACCTTCAGTTGCGGATTGCCACCAATAAGACTGATACTCACTTCCTGTTGGTTTTATTCTTTTATTATCTTTGTATTCAATATTACTGTACTCATTATTTGTTCTATAGTCTCCATTTGATGCTCTTGTATCTGTAAGTGAATTTTTTTCATATGTTTGAACACTCGAAGAACTTTGTGAACCAACATAGTTTCTATACAAATCCTCGAATGGTAAGAAGTTAATTACACAGTTTCCATATTTGAAAGTGAAATTGGTCATTAATCCTTCACCACCTTCCGCATTGTTTATCTCTGAAAATATATTACCTGTTTCACCGGGTACAATTTCACAATCATAAAATTTAAATTCAACAACACTAAGATAATTCAAAGCTAATTCAACAATCTTACTTGATGAACTACTATCATCAACACCACTAAATTTATCAGCAATTTGTTTTAGACTACCTTTAAAGTTTCTAATGTCATGAACATAAATTGAACAGTTAAATCTTCTTAAATTCATAGGAACTCTTTCACGTCTCCATTCCCTATCATACACCGCATTGAAATACTTATTGAATGTAGATGATATTTTTAAGTCCAAAGATTCATAACAGGCTATTGAAATTGTATCATCACCAGAACCTCTATATGGATCTGAAACTTGGAAATATTTTTTGTAAACTTCATCCAATCCAGATACTGTTTGAAATACATATGGATACTCTGTTGTTATCTTTTTGAACCCCGTTATAAACCCAACCATATCGGTTACAGTTTGTGGTAATGTGTTATCGGAATAATCAACATCTGTAGTTGTTTGTGTATCTGCTGTCTTTATTGTTGATGATGTTGACGTTGTACTTGTTGTTTCAGTATCATCACTAAGACTATTCAACTGGGCTTTTAATTTTTCAAGTTCTATTTTTTTATTGTTATATTCTGTGGTATATTGTAAATCATCTATATCTTCATATGAACTCAATTCATCTTCACAGGACATTTGTATTACTTGTAAATCATGTAAATGGTCATTTCCATCAAGTTTTGCGGTTAATAATGTCTGTTTTTGTTCCGTATCAAGTAACTTCCATTTTGATTTATCACCTAAATAAGTATTAGCCAATGTTTGTTTAACACTTTTTTGGTTACTATAATCATCAGAAGTAACATCTATTGACGCGTTTGTTGCATTAGTCTTTAAATCGGTATATGTGTTATATATTGAGTTAATACCTTCACCATCTTTATTTAACAATGAATCAACAGTATTACTTCGTATTTCACTCAACTGTGATTGATAATTAGATACAAGAGTTTTGAAATCAGATATATTTGAACATGCTGTTTCATAATCAGACTTGGCCTTTTCATAAGCATCTACAATTTTTTGTTCATCACCTAATTTTTCATATAGTTCTTGTAATTCTTTTTCTGTGGTTTCAATTTGTTTTTTTAGTTTATCAACTTCACTTTCTGAACTACTATCTGAAGTTGTAGTTTCAGTTGTTTCATCTTTTATATCATCATCAGCTTCATCTTTAATTTCTTTTGTCCATTGAAGACTTGATGCATCCTCATGGAAATTTTTACTAACAGTTCCACTTGTACTATCAACCATATATATATAATCAACCGCACCATAAATTAATTCATCATTATATACATTTTCTTGTAATCCATAACCTATTGATTTAGATGTATCATCAAATGTATCTTTAGATGACATTGATGTTATATAGTCTTCAGTATAAGATGAATTTTCATTAATTTTAGTCCATGCTGAGTTTAGACTGGTTTGTATTTGATCAGCCAGACTATCTCCTGTGACTCCACTATATTCATTAACACCTTTAAATAGTGGAGAATATAATGTGTCAAGACTTAAAGTAAAACCTGTTAAAATGGGATCTTCTATACCATTATATGTACTACCATCAACAATCTTATTACCAACTTTATAGAAATTGTTTTTACGATTGCTGTGACCATACAAATAACCATATTGAAGTTCTGTTAAATTATTATCACTCATTATATTTTATATCTTTCTTAGTATGAAAAATCATCTATACTTTTGAATATATTTTCCGGAAGATTGTCATCCTTATATTTATCAACAGCTAACTTTGCGGTTTTATACTCATCTTTATATAGAGGTTTACGTTCAATTCGATTAAGTGTTAAAACAGTTTTCATATTTGTATCATATTGACTATAAATGATTTTCATCTCTGTAACAACATACCATCCAGATAAACTACGATTATAATTACCTCTTGGAAAGTTTTCATTGTTTGATGATGTTTTGTACACTTGTTCACCTTCAGAATTAGTGGTCACATATTTTCTTTTTGATTGACCTTCATCTTCATAGTATATAATATTCTCATTTATCTTTTGTTTTAACTTTTTCCAATCATTTGTTTCTTCAGAAGTTGAATTTGTGTAGTTTGTATCCGGTTTAATATTCTGTGTTGATTGACTATTCATGTCATATATGTCAACCCATATTCTACTGAACTTTGTAATTGCAGGGTTATAGTTTTGTAATGTTACTCTTAATCCACATTTCTTCAAACATTTCATTTGATAATCATTCTGAGCATTAGCGAAGTAATACTGTTTGAACATATTAGATGTATCAACTTCTCCAAAATTAACAAAGGATTCAACCTCAGACATCTTATCAATACTTGTCACTTCTGAGTTCTGATAATCTGAATTGTTTATCTGCATCAAATTAATTGGAATATATGTAGATTGTGTAACTTCATCAGGTAGAGGATTTATTATCTGTGTTGTCGAATCCCTTTCTAAGTTATCAATAGGTGCAATAACAAACTCATAATTTGAACCCCATCCACCACTATTTGTATCTGAATAAGTAACGTGTTTCCTATATCCATCACTCATAGATGAATATCCATCACTTATTTCATTATAAGATTCAATGTAATTAGTCCAACCATGAAAATAACTATCATTAGAAATAAAATAATAACTTACTTTTTGTGTTGGGTTTTTATAATTACTATCTCTCGAATCAACAGAAATTTGGTCAGTTGTTGATTTATTCTTACCTTCATTTGATGACTTATCTACACTTGGTTCTTCATCTTGTTGGTAATTAGAATATATCATACCCGGAGTGTCTGTCTTAGAACCACCATGTGATAAAAGACTATGACATTCTACGAAATTTAATACATAATACTGATCAACAAATGCCGTGAAAAATGTATTGGGAGAATAACAGGCATGATTGGCAATTTCTCTCATGAAGTCAAAATATGTTGTTCCCAAAGCATTTTCCCACTTCATTTCATCAATAGTTGTGAATGTAAAATTGGTAGAAAAACCAAGACCTGTATATACCGCCAAGTTAAATAATTCCTGCATAGATGTTGCTGGATAATTACTCCATGATTCTTTTCTGTAACCCATTGGAACATTTAAGGTGGCTGATACTCTATAATGCATAAAATCACCTTGGTTCTGATTACCTGAATTTAGTTTCTTAATATCAGTAATCATAAAATCTTGTCTAATTGGTTTGTAGTATAGTTCATCACCAAGACCACCAACATAAACTTTTAATATAGAACCATCCTTTAATGAATTTGTAGATAACATTCTATTATCAGTATCTACAAATTCAACCATCGCAGTGGGAATGAAACTATTATAATCCAAAAAGAAATCAGTTATTGAATGTTGGTCAATCATTTGAGAATTGATAGAAACCAAAGGCAATCTGAATGACATACGATCTGGAATCGCATTAGAGATTAGTTTGTCTTTCTTTTGAATGACAAACTCAGTAACACTAAGTGCTGGTTCCAACAACTGAACAGAATTGATGTCTTTCGCTTCCAAATTAATGTAACGATTATTATCATCAACACCATTCAGTGGAAAAATTGTACTATATATTTCATTTAAATCCATTAACTAACTCTATATAATTTATCATTAACTCTCACATAATCACCCTTAGTGAGCCATTTACCTTTTACGAAAACTAATCGTTGTACACCATCTATTGTGACTTTAACAACACTACCATTTTCAGACACTTGATGTAAAGAACAAGTTGAGTTTAGTGCATCATTGATTATATCATTTCCACTTCCATCTCCATTTCCACTTCCATCTCCGTTTCCACTTCCATCTCCGTTTCCACTTCCATCTCCGTTTCCACTTCCATCTCCGTTTCCACTTAGACTACTTCCTCCTTCACCATCAATACTTCCATCAGGTAATTTAATTCGGTCCCAGTTATCTACATTATCAACATCATCTTCATACCAATAAAATATATCATATACAGATACCGATGTTTCATCATCATCTCTATTTTGGATACCTTGAGATATCATAGTACCATCAGTATTAAGTTTAGCGACACCCAAATTTTTTATAATAGTTGTCGCCCAGTTTCTATTACTGGTTTTATATGCATTACTTAAATATGAATTATATCTTGTCTGTAATCTACTATATAACTTATAATTATTATATTTTGCTTGTAAACTACCTATTACATTATCTGAAGCTGTATATTTACCATTTTTAGATACATAGTCAGCTAAGAAATCCAAATCAGGATGAAAATATGTCCATTTAATAACATTGGTTGGGTCTTTATATCCACTACTATCTCTATCGAATAATACTGAACGATATGCAATAATTTTTTCTGTTGATAATTCTTCAAGTTTATCTCTGGTTTCTTCGAGACTTGTTCTTAAATTATCTGAATTATATACATAGCCATCATAATTTAAATCATTTTTAGTAGTTACTGTCTTGTACTCACCATTGATACCATAAGATACATAATATCCACTTAAATCACTAAGGTTATTCAAACTTAAATTATATGATGTTCCACCATTTAACATATTCAAAATTGCACTATAATTATTGGTAATATATGAATATGAATCTATGGACTTATCACTATCTTCAAAATCATATAATTGTTCGATCACTTCATTTAAGTCATCCAGATATTGTTGATATGTTTTTGTTTGACCTAAATAAATTGGTTGTAAATTACCTTCAAGACCTCCACAGGCATCATCAACAGCATTTGAAAATGTAGTTGCCATCTCAGATACTGTACTAATAATCTTATCAACACCCAATAAAGACATTAATTGTGATATAATCTCTTTAAGTTTGTTTATACCATTTAATATCATTCTTGCCAACTTATAAATGTCAAAAATTATATTATTTACACATTTTAATATATCAGCAAGTATTTTTAATATACATTTAATATCAACAATGAAAGATACTATATTATGAACAAAGTTTGACACCGCCAGACCAAAACAATATGGTAGTACCGCCTTTGATGAACTACTTACAACTTGTGGTGGTAGGTCAGTTGTACATAATTGAACAATTCTATCACAGTTGTAGTCAATATCATCACAAATATCTTCTACTTCTTGATCTCCCGGACCACCACCCCTAAAGAATGTTTTGACATCACTTATTGCAGTTTTATATTGTTGTATCTTTTGATTCCAAGCTTCTTTTAGTTTCTTGGCTATTCTTTCACATTCTTCTTTTATCTTATCTAATTCTTCTAAAACAACATCTTTTAATTTCTTAGCAGTCTTTGCATTCTTCGCCTGTTTCTTTTTCTTCTTAATCTCATTTATAACAGATTTCATATTTTGTCTTTCCTGTTTAGACATATTTCTATAAAATTCTGCACTGGCGTTAAGATATGCTTTATCCTCAGCAACAGACATTTTTGAGGTTAATGAATTAGAACCTTTCTTTTGATTATATAGTTCTTCTCTTTGTTCTTTAAGATATGTTTCAAAACTTTTTTTCAACTCATTATACTTAGAAGGATCAATTTCAACTAAGTCATCCCAACTAACATTCTTGTCCGGATTTAATTCTGATGTCGGTTTAGTAATAAAATCAGACACCATTTTTTCCAAATTAATAGGAGGTAAAGTATTCAGTCCAGTCTTAATTAGAATTGAATTAGTAACAACTGCCATGAAAGCCTTGAAAACTTTTGTTATACTAAAGTTTGCAAGGAGGTTATCTATTGTTCCTGTTATCGCGGTTGTGGTAGTTGTTATTAATGTGTTACCTTCGGTTGTCGTAGTCGTACTTGTAGTTGTACTTAATGATGTCATTCCAAACGCATCATCAATATCTTTACACATCTTATCAACATATTCTTTCAGTTTACTAATTAAAGTTGCAATAGTATTAGAAACTTTATTAACTGAATCTGTTGCTGATGTTATTTTACCTGTTATCTTATTCTCAGCATCTACCACTGAAGTCAAAGCCGATGTCAGAGCATTATGTTTACCTTCTACTGTTGTTGCATTATTATAATTACTAACACCATTTTTTATATCCAATGATGTTTCTGTAACTACCTTTTGACTTAAATTTGAAATATAATTACCATATTTAGAAAATGATGAAGCAGACATTGTTGATACATCTACATTCACATCCATTGTTGATAATGTTGCACCAATCGCTAATGTAGTTTCAACTGTTCCTAATGTATTCGACACCATTGATTGTGTAAAGTTTTCAAGTTTAGAGGCACTATCTGTAATTGAACTTGCGATAGAATTTAACTGCATATTGAAATAATCAAGTGGAACATTAGAATAACCATCAAGAACCTTATTAATATCTTTTTGAAATTGTTGAACTAATCCACATAGATACACAATGTCACTCACCAACTGATTAGCAAAATCCTTTGGTGTAGGTAATAAATCCACAAATCTGGCAACCTGAGCGACTCTACACATAACCTTAATGGTTCTTCGCATAGATTTCTTCACATACTTACCATCACCATCTGTACTTGATGTTTTATTATCGGAAGAATCTGTAGCACTCGCGGTTTCTATTATTCCTGTATCGTCAGCCATTATTAACTATATTTGTTATTAAGTAGTATTTCACTCTGAGCATTATCAATTATCAGAGTATTGTGGTTATCATCAACAATAAGTTGACTTAAAATTAGATTATGTTTTTCTTCTTCACATAATTTAGACCATAATCTAAAGTTTGTTAATTTCATATTACAAGTCATTAAATCATAACAACAGGTTTCACCTAAATCAAAATTACCTAAATCATTAGATGTTCTACCTATTAATGATAATGATGTATGTACGTTTTCAGTTTCTTCTGAACCTTTGATTTCATATAACCAGATATTTGACATTCCTCCTTTTAATCCCATCATAAGAATATACCATTTATTTTCAAAACCAGAGAAACCATCAAATTCATAATCATAGTATTGACCATTCAAATTCAAAAGTATCTTATTGTAAATTTGAGTTAATGAGAACATACTATTTGTATCATCAGTTATATTAAACATGGTATTCACATCATATCCAATTAACTTAGCACAACTTAACATCCTTGTCTTAGAGGTAATTGTTCCTTCAACTTCAATAGTTTTATCACTCTTGTTTACTGATATGATTTTTTTGAAACCATTAAAGTCATTAACCCTAAATAGATTTACATAATTACCAACTTTAAGTAAACCATTCCAACCTTTAACTGTGATTTTTACACCGCCAACATCACCTTTGGAAATGTTACTAATCATTATATTGTCAGAAACATTTGAAGATGTATTATTTGGTTTGAAAATAAAACTAATCATTCTTTCATCAGTCGAACTAAAACCTGTTGTGTATTTATATTCAACTGCTTTCTGATTAGGTTCTACTGTTGAAAGGTCATAATAACTGTCTGCTATGATAGTCCAATCATTATATATCTTTTCATCTCGTATTCTAACATTGGGTTCTAAATATCTTCTCAATCTATCTTGTCCTTCTAACCAATCACCCATAGGATTTAATTGACTATCTTTTCTATTGTTGGCAATTTCTTCATCCATTTCATCTTTGAATTTACCTTCGGCTGAGAAAATTAAGGTTTCAGTGTCCTCTTGTAAATCATCATCACCAAATTTTACAGAACTCATTTCTTGATATGGAACAAGACTTACTCTCCAATATGTACCAGTGTAACCAAAATCATCAGGGTCAGAAACCGCATCAACCATATACATCTTATTCATATATGTTTGAAAGTAAAGATAATCATGGGGGTCCGGGTGGGAGTCTGTTCCGAATACCTTTTGAAATTCTGATTTGACAATGTGAATCTCAAATTGAACAGGATAATCAATCATCATAGTATTGAACTGTAATTCTCTACTTGGGAGTTGATTGTCCGGAACTAATATCTTTATGTTCTGTTTATCAATGACGTGTTCTATACTATACTCCTTCAATACAACATCTCTACTTCTTGAGTTTGGTTCAGTCTTAAAATACAAAACACAAAGTCCAAACATATTACTAACGAGTGTTGACATCTGACTATAAAAAGAATATCCAGAACCAATCGAATAAGGATTAAATAAATTACTACTCGATTGACTATATACCAATGAAGGAGTTGAATATCTGTTATTATTTACCAATGTCCAATAACAATCTGGAATTGACTTTTCTTGACTACTTGAATCAAAATCCAGTGATATAGATTCAACCGATAACTTACCTTCTCCAACTTGTGTAAAACGATATTGAATATATAAATTACCTCCACTTGTCACTACATTAGACAGATTTTTATTTGAAAGTTCTCTGTAATCACTCCAAAGGATATTATCAGTTGAATACCTAAACTCTTTCTTATAATAACACAATTCGGTTTCACCCTTTATTTCACAGGTGTAACCAAATATGTTTTTTATATCTGTATATGTAATTATATTTGACTCAATATATTTCTTAGCCATCTTTAATAACCAGACTGTATAAGTTATTTATGGTGAAAAAGAAAAGTGGAACTGTTTTTACAATTCCACTTTCATGTCAAACTTCTGAAATAAATCACCAAAACCAATTTTTTCAACTCGTTTCAAGAACATATCTTTTTGGTTTTCAAAGATGGGAGTCGTGCTCAAAAAACTACGACTTGTTAATTGAAACAATCTTCGGTAATGGTAATTTATTATATACTTGACAAATCTACAATATAAATCTTTTAAACTTTCTTTATCTAATGTTAAATAGTTACTCTCCATAAAAAATGGTTTATCAGTCAAATATGTGAGTAATTCTGTTTTATTATTCATATTACCCAACACTGTTCCTGTAATTAAACTATTTCTGGCTACCTGACTACTGGTTCTCAATGTCATATGAACCCTTACATTACCAAGATGTTCTTTTATATATTCAAAATCCGTTTCAAATATATCTCTAATCTTCACTCGATAATCAACCCTATTATTGTGTGTGTATTTCTCCAAAATGATAACTTTAATAGGGAGTAAAAATTCTGGATCATTCGTCGCTGTCAATAAACCATAAACTTCTGTTCCAACATTATAAGTTCTAACCATAGTAATTATTTCTTATCATCAATCGTTGACCGGATAATTCTCATCAAGTCTTTTTGATTATTTGACTTATATCCATTTGATATTTCAGATGCTGTTGTTGAATCTGATACATTCAAAGTAGTATCTCTATCAAGTGACAATTTTTCATACTCATTCTCTGCATTCATTATATAGTTAGTTTGTGTCTTTACCAACTCAATGAATGTCCTTTGTAGGTTTCCAAGAGCATCAAACATCTTAGGACTAACTTCTCCTAATTCTATATTTTCCATCAGTACATTAATCGCTCTTTCACTCACTTCCATCTGATTCATGATTTTTCCCAAGGTCATAGAATCCATATTAACCTTAGCTTGCACATATTCGGATTTTGTAATAAACCCATCAGATAGGTATAGTTTCAAAAGTGTTGTCATTACCCTCTCAGCCTTAGCCTTACATTTATCCAACACATTATTTTCTTGTGTTGTTAATGTGGATGGTGTTTTCTGAAAGACCAATGTTTCTGCATCTATATCTTCACCTACAGTTATATCATTTTGTTCAAACAAGTCCGTAATACTATCTCTAATGATGTCCTTTTGTTCATCACTCGGACTTGGTGTTTCTTTCTTTTTCCTTGGCATACTGTGTTATATCTTTATCATCTTCTTCATTTACCATGTCATTAATTTTAGTTAACTCATCGGTAATATCCTTTACACTTTTACTAAACCATGATTTACGTTCATCATTCATGACGTGAAATTGATTATCTGAAATAAACTCCCCATCATATATTGTTTTTGGTTTCTTTGGTTCTGAATTTTTTATTTGTTCAATCTTCTCAGTGTCACATTTTGGAGTAATATCATATGATGTCTTATTTGATTGTTTAGAAACAGTGTCAAATATTATCCAGACAGATGTCATTAGAAACAAAGCTGTAATTATAACATAGTAAAAAAAACTATTAATTACAATACCTAATAGAATGAACAAAAAATACAAAATAAAAACTACTAAAATTTGAGTTTGTTTCATAAAAGCTTACTATATAATTATTTATGAAAAAAGAAAGACCTGATATCACATCAGATCTTTCTTGACATTGCTACTTCTTTATGTTATTATGATAATAAAAAACTATGATAATGCCATGGTCTGGATATTACCCATTAATTTCAGCTTGACAATACTTTTTCAGTTTTGTCATTGCCTCATTATAAATCTTGGTAGCGACTCTTTCGGGTACTTCCAACTTTTCGGCGATGACCTTCATGTTGTTCTTTTCCAACTGACCGAACTCATCAAGACGGAGTTTCATTTTAACTGCGATACGAGAATTTTCATCGAGTTGTTTGAGACCTTCCTGAAGAATTTCATAACGGTCAGTGGTCATACCCGGATGGTCAACTGTTCCAAGAGTGTCATAATCATAGCTGTCAATTCGATCGTATGTGATTTCTGAAACATCTGATTTGGTTTCTTGACCCTTTGTGAAACCTTGTAGATGATTTACGGGGATGTGAACGAGAGATTGACCACGATTGATGTAGTTCAACATATAACCTCTCACACTGGCTGAACAAAATTTAACAAAACTGTCGTTCAAGTTAGGATCGTATTTTTGTTCAGCCTTTTTCATTGCAATTACACCTTCAACAAACAAGTCATAAGGTTCAACTCCTGTCTTGTTTCCGAGGTCTTGAGCGATTTTCCAGACGTATTTCAAGTTCTGAGTGGTCAAGTCACCACCATTCTTTTGAGCTTTCTTTACTGCGTCACCAATCATTTTGTGCAATTTAATATCCATATCTTGTAACTTAAACTTTTATATTATTAAACTTATTAACTTGTCAACTTTCTTTTGACATTACAAAGGTAGCGGTTTTTTTTGAAACTACCAAATTTTTTAGATAGAATTTTTCAAAAAATTTTTCACAGATTCCTTAACCTCTGATATACAGATAGGTGCAAAATTCCAATGATTAGCCATACAACTTACTAAACCATTAGATAATTCACAATCTTCATTCAAACCATGAAAACAATATGTACCTGTATGACGACCAAGCCAATCAGAAAGGGGTAGATATGATAAAACTGCATCTTCTTCTGGTAGGACAACTATCTGGTCATCTTCAAATATAATCTTTTCTTTTACTGAACTATCAACTGACAAATTAACCGATGTCTTTAATACATCTCTGAAAAATTTATCATCCTTAGTAAAGAAACTATTAAGGAGACGTATCTGACCATTCAATCGTATAAGTACCGGATAAATGTCAACGATACCTAAACCACCAAGAACATATACAATATCTTTATTATCGACAACTTTATTCCAATTTTCTATGATGGTGTCATTGTATTGAAAAGTTGTAGTATTCTCCAACTTTCCACCCGGTCGATTAAACCAAGTGTCACTAATTACAAAAATTTTATTCATGCGTAAAGTAGTAATGGTGGACTTAATTTAACGATAAGCCCACCATTTTATTTTATATTAAAATCTAAGTTTATCCATTCAATACACTGTTAACCCAGTCTTCATCTTCATCTGTTGCTGTAATTTCATCTTCCGCAGGTTCAGGTTCTGGTTTGGGTTCAGGTTTAGGGGTAGAAGTGGTTTTCTTCTTAGGTGCTTCCGCAGGTGCATCATTCATAATATTGTTGATGATGTCATTGGTTTTTGATGCGGTAGTTTCAGGAGCCTTGTACTCACTTGTGTATGAAGCCAAGTTTGTGTTAACTCGATTTGTGGTTTCCTCATCCCATTCCTTGAACAAATAGTCCTTAATTTTGGGAGCACCTTCTTCCAACCAAGCCATAAAAGCTTTCTTTGATTCTAAATCTGTGGTAAGAGTTTGACCATCACCAAAATGAATAGGTGCTGTCTTTTCAATAAATGAACAAGAGTCATAGTTGGTTACTTCTTGACCACCATCCATTTTTTGTGAACCTTTTGTGAGGTTAATGTTGAACAAACGGGCATTGAAGAAATCAAAGGGATTAAATGCATCCTTATATTCACTACCCTTAGTAGCTTCAACAATCTTGTCATAAATCTTCTTACCAAATTGGAAGATATAAACTTTACCCTCCATTTCAGGGTGTTGTGCATCCTTTACTACCTCAATGAGAGAATACCATTGTTGATATACATTGATTTTCTTTGAGTTGGCTTTGTCAATCGCACTTGAACTCATGTACAGACGATACGACAAATTTCGTATAGGACATTGTTTACCGATTGTCTTAGGTGAAACAACATAGATACCATTTTCACCATTCACATCCTTGAGGTATGATTCCCAACGTTCGATTGTAGTTTCTACCTTGTTGTTGTTCACGAACGGGATGAAACGAATAAGTGCTCGGTAATTCTTGTCCACACACTTCTCATCTTTGATAGAAGGTTTGTACAAGTTAGGGTCACGGAAACCACCACCCTTTTTCTCTGCAAGGGTATTGGCGGCGTTTTCAGTTGTAAAACCAGCGAACATTGCGTTCACATCATCAGCAGTTAAATCTAAATAACTCATAATTAAAACTTTTTTATAAACTTATTAAAACTATTTGGTCTTCCGACCACCATAGTAACTTAAAACTTTTCAAATTAAATATAACAAAAAAATCACGGTTAGCGAATAAAATATATATAATATCAATAAATTTTTTTTATCATCCTATCAGATAGTCTGTTATAGAAAGATTTCTCATAGATGCTACCAAGTCAGGTACAGATTCAGTAACTTCTTCCTCAAGGTCTTCTGCATTTATATCTCCTTGATATGTGACAACAACTGTATTTGGATCCAAAAGTTCACCTTCAGAAGCTCCCGTTGAATCACCAGCAAGTTCTTCAATTTCAGTTTGTGAATTTTCAAGTTCTGTTGTTAATTCTTCAACTTGTGTCGCATAATCAGTATTCTGTTCTATCAAACTCGATATTGTAGCTTGTAAATCCTCGATTAATGAATCTCGTGCTGTTATCGCATCCTTTAGATTTGTAATAGTTTCTGTTAAAGTGGTTTGACTCTCAGAAGTTCTATCTGCCCAGTATCCACTATAAATGACTTCTTCATCTGAGGAAATCTGTGTATTTGAAGCACTATCATATGTTGTATATACTCTGGTAATATAGAACACATGATTTTTCAGAGACATTATATCACTGGCCTGTTTCTTTGTAATCTTAAATAGAACTTGTCCATTCGTCTTATCAACATTAAGATAAGGATTGTCCGGAGTATATTCAACTATTCTAATTTCTTTACTATTATACTTAAACACCAAATATAAAGTTGCACCATCTGATAAATCGAGAGGTGTTGTTGGGTCAGAGTAATCTTGATATAATGTGAACAATCTATAATTATCAAATGGGTCTATTAATAAAGGTGTTTCTCCTATTTGATATAGATGATCATCACTGTCACCATCAACTGTTACATTAGTCGTTGTAGAAGTTTCCTCATCTTCATCATCATCAGATACTAAAGTGTCAGTGTCAATAAGCACAGCCTCAATCTGTGACAATAAGTCGGTAGAAAAATTATCAATAACGGATATGTTTGTAATTAAGGATTGTTTTATTTGATTTGAACTTGCCATCTTTATTATCGTGTTATTGTTATGAAATTATTACCATCAGTAGAAAGTTCTTCATTAACACACACAAGTTCGATTTCTTTATTTGTTGCAGTTAATGTACCTTTCTTAATTGTAGTAATATCTATTGAATTTCCATTAGCATCTTGTGTCTTAATGAGAATATTTTTGTTCTGATTAAGATTTTTTAACAGATTATTACTTGTAGCGGATATTGTAAATGATTGTCCTAACTTCCAAGTAATAGGTAATCCATCTGTATCATCAGAATCATCTTCATCTACTGTAATATTTAATGTAATATCATCTGTTTGTCCTGCGATATCATTAGTGGTATTAGATGTGGCCGATGTACCTGTTGTGGTAACTGATTGAACTGTTGTACCATCAATAACAAATAAATTAGAGTTCTTCACCAAACCAACAGACAATGTATTATTATGTAATGTAGTACCTGATAATAAACTAATACCAGCATACTTTTGTATATCATTATCTATGGCTAATATGGTATTGTTGGAATTATCTAACACAGGTTTGATAGTTATACCATTTAGACCTGAAATTAATGTGTGGTCTAATGATAGTTTATTATTATACTTACCTTTAATCAAATCATTAAGTTTATCATTTATATCATCTATCTGAACCATTATCGTGTCAGTGTCAACAATACTATTACCATCAAGTCTGTTAGTTAAAACCTGAACATCATTCTGTAAACTTGTTAAACTATCCATACTATACAACATTGATTCAAGTTCTTCTACTCTATCCTGTAATTTATATATCTCATTTTGTTGAGTATAGAACTTGTTAATACATATCTGAAGTTGTTCAAGTGCTCGTTGATACATCGCGAAAGCCTTTGATTCATTCTCATCATAATAACTTTCACTATTTATCTCATTCTCATCTCCATTTGTTCCAATCGTCTTTGAACGTTTGAGTGTTGTCGTGGGAGCGGTATCCACCTTCAAATCTAATTTAAGAGCGAATGAATTACCACCTTCGATTGTACTATTTCTTAACTTAGGTAATCTTTGTATATAATGTGCTTCACCCTCCTCTCCACTAACATTATCGAGGAAAAGAACACCATACAAATTAGTCGCATATGTTGAAACTTCTCCGGATGTATCAATCATATCATAGTAAATCAATACACAATTAAACTCAAAATTAATATATGAATTTGAGTTCATCTTTGTGATACTTCCGGTAGAATAATCACTGTCTATAAAATCAATACAGTAACCTTCATCACCATAATAATAGTTACCATTCTCATTATCGAATATACCTTCAATTCCAACATCGGTAGGTAGGTCTGTGTCTATTAAATTACTACGACCTACAATTATTTCATCATTCTTACCATAGATGTCATTCTGGTAATTCTTGTCAACTATCTTACGGAACAACACTTCATTAGATGCACCATGCTCACTTGGAATATATAAATACACCTCTCCATAAGTATCACCATTAACTTGAACCTGATTGATGGTGTCTATGTTTCCAATGTATTGTACCGTTCTGTAAATATAATCGTCATTCGTATCGTCACCATCATAAGGAGTGTAATTGGTCGCATCCTCATATACCTTAGTCGTTCCACCATCAGTATAAGATGTAAATTGAATACCTCCAACCTTCCTTAACCAATTAAAAAATATTCTCTCAGCCGGTGTTCTTAATTCTGATGTGTCATAGTCATCTTGATTTAACACAACAGTTTCAAAGTTTAAGATATAATTCTGGAAATGCTCAGCCAATGCGACATTATAATCCTTGGTTCCAATCTTATAATTACCTAAACTCTCTAAGTATAATCCTCTATTTGTATTACCTACTTCTGTCGTATCATAAGTTAACACATCAGTATAATAACCATTTGATAAAGTTCTATTATCATCTTTATATACATTAACTTTCAAATACAAATATTCACCATCAGATAATGTAATCGGAGTTGATTGACTATTATCAAAAACCCAATTACTCATTTTAGTCAGTGTCAAAAGTTCAGTTGGATTTGGTGATGTTAACTTTGTTGTAGAACGTTCATATAACACCTCCACACTTGTAGCTTCACTCCACACAGTTGTTGACGAATTTAATGTAACTGTAATCGTAATTCCATTGAGTGTTCCATTTTCATCATCTAAATTTCTATATACAGTTACATCTTTGATATATTTGTACGAATCTGATATCTGACTTTTATATGACTTAGTTGTTGAATATCCAGTATATATATCAGGAATATTCAAACATACAAAATGACTAAACTTAAACGAATAATTACTACTATTGGAATGAACCTTTGTTAAATCACGACTGGTTGAACTAAAGGTATATAATGTTCCACCATTAGACGAAAGTTTAGGAATTATAGGAGTTACCATATTATTTTCTTCTTAACTTAATGTGTTATAATGTATTTATGACAAAAAGTGGAAGTAGTAAAAAACTACCTCCACTATATAAAAAAAGAATATAAAGTATGTAAATTTATTGAGCTTGTTGTGAATTAAACCCATTCATCATATCTTCAAATGATGTACCTTGCTGAGCTCCCCCATTCTGTTGTCCCTGTCCATAAAGAACTGTCGCAATTTCATTCCAAGTCTTTGTCAATGTTTCCATACAACTCTTACAAGCATCAACATCCTTTCGGTCAGAAGCATCCTTTAGGGCGTTCAAATCATTCTCCAACTTAGACTTTTGTTCCTCAGTCAATTTGTCACCAAGTTCATCAATCTGTTTCTGTGTCTGGAAAACGGTATTCTCAGCTTGGTTTAAGGTATTCACTCTCTCAAACTCCTTCTTATCCGATTCCGCATTTGCTGACGCCTCATCCTTCATTCTTTGGATTTCTTCATCACTCAAACCTGAACTTGCCTCAATTCTAATGTTACTGTCCTTTCCAGTTGCCTTGTCCTTAGCACTTACTGACAATATACCATTCGCGTCAATGTCAAACGATACTTCAATTTGTGGAACTCCTTTAGGTGCGGGCATAATCCCATCCAAGTGAAATACCCCAAGTCGTTTATTATCCTTAGCCATAGGTCTCTCTCCCTGTAAAACCACAATCTCTACTGAAGGTTGATTATCCACAGCGGTTGAGAATGTTTCGGTTTTTGTTGTAGGTATTGTCGTATTCGCATCTACCAATTTTGTGAACACACCTCCAAGTGTTTCAATTCCCAAAGAAAGTGGCGTCACATCCAACAAAACAACATCACCTACACTTTCATCACCAGCCAAAATAGCCCCCTGAATCGCCGCTCCCAATGCAACAGCTTCATCAGGATTTACTGACTTATTGGGTTTCTTTCCAAACTGTTTTTCAAGTGCGGTTTGAATTGCGGGAATACGTGTAGAACCTCCAACAAGAATAACCTCATCAATATCACTTACACCATAATTGGCCTTTTCCAAACATGATTTACTAAGTTCAATGATTTCTGTGATTAAGTCATCTGACATCTGTTCAAACTTAGCTCGTGTTAGTGTCTTAACCAAATGAACAGGTGCTCCATCTACAACAGAAATATATGGAAGATTAATCTCAGTTGATGTTGATGATGATAACTCAATCTTGGCCTTCTCAGCAGCTTCCTTGATTCTCTGCATGGCCATCGGATCCTTACCCAAATCAAAACCATTTTCGGATTTGAACTCATCAACAATCCAGTCAATAATCTTGTCATCAAAATCTGTACCTCCTAAATGGAGATTACCATTTGTTGCAATTACCTCAAACACCCCATTATCCATATCCAAAATGGTAAAATCTGATGTTCCACAACCAATATCAGCAACAAGAATTTTCATTTCTTTGTCACCTTTTCCTAAGCCAAATGAGAGAGCCGCCGCGGTGGGTTCATTTATTACTCTCACTACGTTAATACCTGCGATTTCACCCGCAAGTTTTACAGCTTCTCTTTGTGTGTTGTCATAATAAGCAGGACAAGTTATTACAAAATCTGTTACCTCTGTACCAAGGTAATCCTCTGCGGTTTTTTTCATTTTTTGAAGAATCATTGCAGAGATTTCTTGAGGACTGTATAATTTACCATTAATATCAACACGAGGTTGGTTATTTTCATTTCGGACTACTTTATACTGGGCACGTTCAACCTCTTCTTTTACATTATCAAAAGATTCACCCATGAAACGCTTAATACTTGAAATTGTGTTTGTTGGGCGAATAACCATTTGACGTTTCGCAGGTTCACCAACTTTTACCCCCTCATCCGAAATTGAAACCACACTTGGAGTTGTGCTTTTACCTTCGGAGTTAAAAATAATTTTTGGTTCTCCATTAGTTTCAACTACTGCAACCGCTGAAAACCCTGTTCCAAGGTCACATCCACAAATTTTTTTTCTACTCATGTATTAATAAAATTTTAATTTCTTCTTTTAATTAAACATAACAAAATTATTATGATTGACCGAACTGGACAATCATTACAAATATAACAAAAAAAAATGAAAAGCACTTAACTACTTTTCATTTCTATATATTTTTTTAAATCATCAATGTCATGGAAACATATTTTGTCTTTGTAGAAATCTAAGTCATATTGTAAATAATAACTTGGAAAATAATAAACAACATTTATACCATGTTCTTGACATTGTTCATATTTTAATTTATCTAACCTTAATCCTTTATCAAATCTTCTTTTACCTCCAAAATGATTAACTGATGTAAAATGTTGTTCTCCCTGACATTCAATACTGAGTTTCAAATCATCATCATAAAAATCTAAACGTAGTGATCCCTTATCTTTTAACCAATCGAATGTTTTTTGTTGTTCAAACTTAGGGAAACAATTAGATATTTCTCTCTCCAATTTTGATGAATTACATTTAGGACAACCTTGACCGAGTAAATGATTACTAGATATTTGCCAAAATTCTCCATGAATAGAACAAATGATACAAACCTTAGTTTTTCTATTCACATATTCAACATTAGAATAATCATATTTGTCACCATGAACTTTCTGAGCTTCCTTTATGAATTGTTCAGTTGTTTTCTTTTTTACAGTATATTAAAATCTGAACAAAATTAAACTTGTTCACTTTTAACTTCTTGTTTCAACCTACCACTACTTTTTAGGGGAATCACTTCCTTGTCATCCATAGTTGGGTAGTCCACAAGCGTAAATTCGGTTGTACTGCAACCTATTATTCTTTGACCTTCTTCTAAGATATTCAATGAGGCATTATAGTCACGTTCTATAATTGAACCACAGTCTGGACAAGTCCATTGTCTATCACTTAATTTAAGTGACTTGTTTATATAACCACATTGATTACATCTCTTAGAGGAAGGATAAAATCTATCTATAAAGACTAACTTTCGATTATACCATATACTCTTGTATTCAAGTATTCTTCTAAACTCACCAAAGTTTAGTTCAGATATTGAATCTGAAAGTTTATGATTTTTAACCATTCCTTTTACATTTAAGTCTTCCATACAAATGACTTGGTTTTCATCAATCAATGAATTACTTACTTTATGTAAATAGTTTGATTTACAGTTAGTTATAGTTTTATATAATCTTGCAAGTTTCTTTCTTGCTTTGTTTCTGTTGTTAGAACCTTTAACTTTCTTAGAAAGTTGTCTTTGTAGTTTCTTTATCTTCTTATACTCAGATTTCTTAAAGTGTAGGTTTTCAAAAACCTCACTTTCTGAGGTGATAACGAAGTCTTTGACTCCAAGGTCAATACCAACCATATTGTTTGTATCTTTAACTTTATGAATTAAACAACCATCAACTAAGATTGATAGGTAATATTCACCACATGGTAGTTTAC